ATGATTTGGGGTTCAGAAATTGTTCACGAATCGTCTCTGTCCGTTTTGTTAATTTTTTGCGGTTTGTTCTTAGTGTTTTCCCCGCCTGTGCTGGCGGGGCCTGTAGGACTAATGGCGAGAGATTTGATACCCCAATCTTTTCAGGGGTTATTCATTTTGGCTTTAGGTGTTTTCAGGATATATGGGGTTATTTATCAGAATCCAAAAGTCAGGGTCTCCGCAGCCGCTACCTCTGCGTTTTTATGGTTATCGTTTTTTTTGATGAGTATTGGTTCAGTGCCTCCCGGCATTGGAAGCCCGATGTATTTATGGCTTGCTCTTAACTCTTTGTTCATCATCTTTAAGATTAAAAAATAAAAAGGAACAACGTGTCCGAAGAACTCATCATCGCTTTAAGTAAAGGCTTCGGCGGATTGTTGACCCCCTTAAACTCGATTCTCATTGCTTTTATCACGGTTTGCGGCACCCTTCTTTTCAGAAGGCGGTTCACGCTTCAGGATCGCCGTCAAAGCAGGGAGGATCGTTGCGAAAGGCTGGAGATTGGTTACAACATACTCAGGGAGTGGTCTCAGTCAAATTTTAGAATGGTTTGCCGCATTGCCCACCTTCGGGAAGAGGGGCGGGTTGATGATAAATACGTTTCTAATCGCGTGATGGAAATAGCGGCTCTCGCTCCGCCTTACGCCAGATTGGATGATTACATACAAACCGGCGACGGCTTGGAAGAAGTTGGGGAGCAGCCGAAGGGTTAAAAACATGGCCGGAGGCCAGCAAAGCATGGGAAGGCGTAAAAAAGAAGAAGATTGGATTGATGACGAAGACGGGGCGATTATTCCTCCCGGCTCTAAATCTGTGGGCGACACGTCGCTGCACGAGCCTCTTCTTGGTCAAATACCACTAAGCGCGCCAGTGCGATGGATTGACTGCATGGACGAATGCCCTTACCCTAATCCTGAAGTTGAGTTCATTCGCTCTCCGTTTCCCATTTCCCTTTCTGTATTAGCCGCCAGATGGGAGGGGCTGTTCAAGATTCACGAAATCGAGCAGTTATACGCCTGCAATATGTGGTCGATGAAGCGTTCCCAGTATTGGGACGAAATCAATAAACAGGTGCTTGACACCTACCAGACTGAAGATGCTCAATTCCACGTCCGGCTTCTTAAAGATGACATTCGCCGCTTCAGCAACATCCTCGACCGGCTTGACGGCGATCTCACGCAAGGCGTGGAATATCAGAAAGCGCGTGGAGGCGGCGGCTTTGGCTACGTCAAAATGCCCATGACGGTCGATAGCATCGTCAAACTGTCCAACGCCGCTGTCAACGTCTCCAACCTTCGGGCCACGCGCGCCGGTATCGCTACCAAAATCACGCGCGAAGAAAAAGATATTGGGAAGAATATCAAGGAAGTTCTCGACAATCGCCGCGCTACTGATGATGAGGCTTACAAGGACTTGATCGAGATCGCTCAGATGGGAGGCAGGATATTCGATTCAGGAGAAACTGAAAGTGGCGTCCCGATTCGGGATGTAACAGCCGAAGCGCGCGTGATGCCTAACGGTGAGTATTCCGTTGAGGACGAAGAATTGAAGCGCATTCGGGGTGACTATGGACAATCTGAATAACGAGCCGGTGTCCAAGCAAGTTGCGGCGGCGATGGTGGCGGGGCAGCGGCGTTTTGACTGGGTTCGCAGTTACGTCGACATCTCCGCCGCTTCCGGCGACCCTGAGTCCACGACGCTCAATCCGAATCAGATATTCACCATTCTCGACCACCATCAATATCAGGTGGCTGAAAAGGGCAGGCAGGAAGGCCACTCGTTTGGCTTTTCTTTGGACTCTGTGGCCGGTTCGGTTATTGAGCCGCGCTCACGCCACGTTCACATTTCAACTGACAAGTGGGAAGCCCAAAACAAACAGGTTTACTGCCTCAACATTCTCGACTCCCTCCATCGGGAAACAAGGCAATACGCGCGTATCAAAACCGAAAGCAAAGAGCGAATCGAGTTTGTCAACGGCGCGATGATTGACTTTCTTGCCTGCCGCCCTCCGCGCGGTGTTCCGCGCGCCCGTATCTATCTTGATGAAATTGCCTTCATGCCGAATGTGCTGGCGATCCTTAAAGCCTCCATCGCGGCCACGTTGCATGGCGGCTACATCCGCGCTGGCAGCACACACTTCGGCGTTGGCACCGAGTTTTATCAGATGGTGCGGAATACCGCGAACGAAGCGGGGCGCAAGCCATACGACCCCTGGCACAGAGGCTACTTTCCCTGGTGGACTTGCCCGAATTTGTGCGTCGATGTCAATCGCGCCATTCACGAAGCTCCGGGCATGGCGACCGAGGAGCGTGTAGAAAAATTTGGGAACTACAAGCTCAAGATGGTCTTTTCCGGCTACGCTCTTGTAGAAGACTTTCAGGAAGAAATGGAGTGCATTGCCTGCGACTTACTGCATTCGTTCTACCCCATTTCTCTCATTCAATCCTGCCATCCCCTGAATCCTGATTCGCATTGGTTTGAATACGTGGAATGCAGCGGGGCCGAAGTTGATCCATTAGAACCGGCTAAAAATGCAATTCGCCTGCTGGCGCGCGAAATAAAAAGTAACAAGATCAACGGGCAGTGGTATTGGGCGATGGACATCGGGCATACCCATGACAAAGATGAAATTACGATTGGGAACCTTGACAAAAAAATTCTCTCTCCGCGCGTGATGATCTCCATGTCCCGGATGCCGTTCGAGAAAAAGGAAGAGCTAATTCATTATATGATGGAGCAACTCCCCATTCAGTTGGGTTTGATTGACTCGACCGGCATGGGGACGCAGTTGGGTCAGAATATGAATGCCCGATACGGGGAAAAGGCTGCGCCTCTGGTATTCGACAATAACAACAAAGGCATCATGGCGAATGACTTGAAGATTATGATGGAGGGTAGCTCGATTGTGATCCCTGTTCTTAGCTCTTTGGTGCGTCAGATTCACGCTATCAAGAAAACTGTGACTCGGCACAAGCGAGAGGTTTATGACGTGGAGGAAAACCGTGAGCATCACGGCGACAAATTCTGGAGCCTTGCAATGTTCGCTTCAATGGCGGCTTTGACACCGGCCAAGTTTTCCTTTCCGATTATCGTCACCAACACATCTCAACTTCATAGTATCCCTTCGGTGCATTCGTATAAAAGAGGAAGCATTGGTCAGACCTATCATCCTCATGGTATTATTATCAAGTCGAATCAAAATTAAAAAATACCATGCCTACACCTGAATCAGTCGTTATTGTCGATGAGCAAGTGAGCCGCGCGGCCAGTCCGACGACCGACGTTCTTCCTTTGCGCTCACCCTGGCAGTCGAAATACGGATCGCCAAACCTCTTGCCGCCTCCGCTGGAGCTTGGTAACGCGCCCTGGAATATGCCCGAAGACTTGAAGTGGGCCATGCTCCGCGACCCGCAGGTATTCGCCGGTTATATGTTATGGAAGACCGCTATTTTAGTAGACGGCGTGCAGATTCACCCGAATGCCAACATCAAAAAAGGCTCCAAGCGATTTGAGTTGGCGCGCGAGATAGCGGCGTTTTGCTTGTGGAACCTCAACAACATGAGAGGTGGTATTCACAGCAAGCTGCTTCAACTTCTCGATTCGTGTATTCAAGGGCAAAAAGCCGCCTCTCAGGTTTATCGCTTACAGAACTCAAAGCGGCTTCGTGAATACTTCCCCAACCTCCCGACCGGCAACGTCCTAACGCTGGATTATTTGCGCGTAATGCCGAATGATTCTTATCGGATTCGCACCGATGATTTTGGCGTCGTGGTCGGGTTGCAGGACGTTAATTCATCCGGCGAAAAAGACATCTATCCGATCTCCAAGTTCACGCATTGCGTGTTCCGGCCTTATGACGATCATCCGCTCGGCACCAACATCCTGTGGCCTGCCTATATGCCCTGGTATGAAAAGCAGCAGATCGCGCCGGAGCGCTTGGCAAACATGACGCAGTTCGGCTCCCCGTCCTTCGTCGGTATCACGCCGGAGGGCATTAACAGCGTGGCGATGCTCGATCAATACGGTCAGCCAATGATTGTTGACGGCAGGCCGGTAGAAATTCCCATCAACGCACACATGATGCAGGCCTTGCAGAATTTTCAAGGCAACGGCAACGCTACGGTTATTCCCTATGGCGGCGACCTGCGAAAGATTGAAGCAGCCAACGGCGGCGAGATATTCCGTTTTTATTCAGATGATAAGAACTTGGAAATAATGAAAGCTATGTTCTTTACCGCTAACTGGACGGAGCAAACTAAAAATCCTTCTTCCGCTCAAAGCAAGGCTGGACAGGGCATTGGCGCGTTTTCGATTCAGGATGGAAAATACAACCTGGCCGATGCAGTCGAGGAATCGCTGCTTTACAACATGACCGTGATGAATTATGGGGAAGAAAACGAAGACCTTGTTCCCGACATTGCCTTTGGCACCAGTCGGCAGGAAACTGTTTCTTTAGCCAATGCGGTCGCGGCTTTATGGTCAACCGGATTCTTTGACAACACGCAGCGCGTTCAGCTTTGCAAGGACTTGGGCCTGCCGGAGCCTGACCCCGATCAGCCGCCGATTAACCCGAACACTCCGAATAAACCAACCGGGAATGTCGATCCAGCAGGGGTCGGCAAGGATAATAGCGATGAAACAGACGACTGAAAACATGGTCAATAGTCCATACTTTATTTTTGATAAAGAATTTATGGATAAAGTCGAAGAAATAAGAACTAATACTGAGGAGAAAAAAGATAATGAGCATTCCCGGAATGTCGCAGGACAAGTGCAAACAAAGATCGCGCCTCGCCGCTCTAAGATATGATGTCAACGCCGTCCCGCTGCGCTTCATTGGCTCCAGCACCAGGCAGGCCAACGAAGATTTTATGGAGTTAAAGACGGTCGGCAAGCTGCCCGAATCGAATGATTCGATCATGCGTCTCATTAACTCCAAACTGCCTGAAGGTTCTCCGCCTTTGACTTCCGATCAGGTGTATGTCCACTTCCACGAAGCGGCCAACAACAACTTCGTCTCGGATCGCTCGATGCACATGAGCGAGAAGACCTTGAAGAATATCGGGCAGGATGCGGCGGCAGGCGTGGCATTTATGAACTCGCACCGGACTGGCGGAATGTCCAGCCCCTCCGAGCTTCCTTTTGGCCGCACCTTTGCCGGTCAGTATCAAGAAGGCTTTGACGATAACAAGCGCCCGATCCGTCGCTCGATCATTGGCGTGTATATGCTCAAAGGCACTCATCCCAATGGTCAGAACGGCCCCTCGACTGATGACTTGCATCAGGGCATCCTCTCCGGCACTATCTTCGACATCAGCGTTGGCTTGAGCGGCGGGGAGTATATTTGCGAGGTATGCAGCAACCCTTTGAACGCGCGCGATGATGATGGCGAATATCTCTGCAACCATTATCCTGGCACCCACATGGGCATGACCAAAGAAGAAATACTTGCCCAAAAGAAAGCCGATCCGCAAAACACAAAAGGGCTGGCTTCTTATTTACTTGATGACGCGCATCTCAACGAAAGCTCTGCCGTTTACGATGGGGCCGTCCCCGGCGCTGGCATTAAGAAGGTAATGAGCTTCGCGCAAAGTTCTTCGATCAGTAAAGAGCAATTCCGCGAGTTGGTAACGGAGGCTTATCAGGAGTTCGGATCGCTCTTGCCGTTTGACATTTCAGAAATTGTTACATTAAATTTAGAAGGGGATTGCCAAACCAACGGGGAACATGATACAATCCCTTCCAATGGAGAAAAGTTTATGAACAACGAAAACCAAAACGAAGATTCGCAGGAAGAAACTCAAGAAGATGAAGTCGAGGTTGTTACCGAAGATGAAAGTCTCGAAACACCCGATCCGGCTCCGGTTGCGGAGGCTCCTGTAGTCGAGACCGCTCCGGTTGCAGGTAAGCAAAACAACGCCAACAAGCATGGCCGCGCTGCGAAGTATTTCGTGGAGTCTCATTTGTTGTCTAATCGTATTCTGCCTACCGAGTCCGAGTCGTTGACTAACCTCTATCTCGCCTGCGCCGAGCATGGCATCGAAGATGAGCTTGAAGCGTTTGTGGAAGCGCGTCCCGGCCATAAATTCACCAACGATGTCATCGCGCCTCGGCTGGATGGGAAGAATTACTCCACCCCGACCTTACCTCAAGATGCAGAAGATGCGTCCATCGAACAGGCCCGTAAAGACACCTCAAAGTTCTTGAACGGCGACAAAGCTAAAGTCTAAGACCTTCTTTTGGTCGCAGTAAAAGTCGCACACAAATAAACGTAGAATTTAACGGAGAAGACGAAATGGGCAACGGAATTTTTGCAGAAGAACTGCCGGGAACCGGGACGCTAACTCAGGTTTTCGCTAACGCGACCGGGATGCGTCAAAAAGTCGGTGGCGTTACGATTGACTGGTCGAAGGTCGCTGCTGCGGGAGCGGATGTTACATTCCCGGACGGCACCAAAATTTTGGCCGGTAAAAAATACTTGCGTTACGGCACGTTCATCGCCAAAATCACGCAGGTTGAAGTCAACACCGTCACCGTCGATGCGACGGGTGGCACCTTCAAGATTGGTGTTACGATTCGCGGCGTCACCGAGACAACGGCGGCGATTGTCGAAAACGCGACTCAAACGCAAGTTCAAACTGCTCTGGACGCGCTGTATATCGTTCAGCAGAATGGCGGCGTCACTGTCAGCACCGCTGGCAGCGTCCACACACTGACCTTCAATCAGCAGGCCGGTAACGTCACGGTCACAACTGACGCGGCATTGTTGACGGGTGGAGCGGGAACCGCAGCGGTCGTCGTCACGACCAATGGTGATGCGAATGCGGGGATGTATGGCCCGTATGATTCGACTGCTACCGATGGCCGTCAAAACCGCAATCGCGGCGAGATTTTCTTCATCAACAAGACGGTGTTGGAAGATGATGAGATGTCGAATCATCCTCCGGCCTACGAAGGCGGCAACGTCTTTGTGGCGCGTCTTGATTTAGGCTCGGCTCCAAAACTGACTCGCGCTCAATGCGACACGGTTTTCCCGGACTTGAAATACACCTCGACCGCCAATTAAATTAGTTGCGCTTTTGCGCTCCAGCACATTCTCTATCGTATAAATTCACAGAACAGGAAAATCAAATGAACTCAGCATTAGGTGTGGGTTGGAGCGCCGCTCTTACTCAAAAACGTCTTCAGGCCATTGTCGAAACAATCACTGCCGAACAACGCGCGGATAACCGGCTCGTCTTTCTTGGCCGCACTCCGATCACGCCGTCCACCAACAAAGAGTTGATGGGAACCTTTGAAGGCGAGACGTATGCCGCCGACCTGATCATGGACGATCAGGCCGCAGTCGTGCATGATGTCGGCAAGTTCCAGTTCCAGAAGTCCAACATTGCCAACTTGAAACATGGTTTCTTGATGGGTCAGGAGCAAATCGAAGAACTGGAATACCTGATGATGCAGGACGGCGGGGTTGGCAGCTTTGCGAATCAGTATTTGGCGCGTAACTATGCCCGTTTGATTCGCGGTATCCAGCATCGTTTGGAAGCCTTGATCGTTTCGGCTTACCGCGACGAAACGGTTTACAACCGCTACGGCATCATCATTCGCGGCACATGGGGCATGCCAGCCGACCTCAAGATGGACGTGGAAACACCCTGGGATGACGTAGACAACGCGACTCCGGTTGACGACTTGCAATACATGAAGAACGAAGTCGCGCCCGACATGGAAACCGAGTTTGATCGCGCCACCATGTCCCGCCGCTCGTTTGGTCAAATGGTTCGCACGAAGAACTTCCAGGACAAAGCCCGTATCATTGTCGGCACCGGCTTCAATCTCAACTTCGACATCCCGGACAATGCGTTCCCCAATGCGTTCGATGATCGCATGGTGAGCATGGCTGAAGCGGTTGTCGGCATGAGCTTTGAAATCTACGACGCTGGCCTCAAGGTCAAGAATGACGATGGCTCCGTTACGCGCCATCGCACGCTGCCGCACAACGAAGTCATTCTTTCTTCTCGCGCCGTAGACAACAACCCCGAAGCTCTTGACGTGGGCAACGCGATTGTGACGGAATCGTTGATGGCGGAATACGTCAACAACACCATCGTTGGCGGTCTGCCGAATCGCGTAAGCGGCCCCGTTGCCTACGCCGCGCCGACGACTGCTGACCTGAACCCTCCGGGCATGACCGGATGGGGCGTGCAGCGCGCTTTCCCGCGCAAGTGGGACAAAGTGGCGACCGGCCTGATGCGTATCGGCACCAGTCCTACCTAAGCTGTTTCGCACCGAGAATAAAAAGGAGAAGTCCATAGATGCCTAAAACACGCGCAGAAATCTTGGCTACCATCGCAGAAGGGCGTTCACAGATGGTAGTCATCAACGGGGAGCGACACCGCTTCACTAAAGCCGAAGACGTTCCCTCGGATGCTATTTTATCCGCAGGGAACCCGGAGGCTATCGAGCAGGCTGAAAAACGCTTGAACGATCAGCAGGAAGCTCTTGACAAAGAGCGCGAAGCCCTCCGCGAAGAAAAAGAACGCATTGCCGCAGCCGAGGCCGAAGCTGCTAACGATTTCGTCATCCTCTCTGATGAAGAAGTTGCAGCACTCCCATCTAAAGAGCGCAAGGCTTACGAGAAAGAATTCGACAAGCATCTCGGTTCGTAATTGTTTTTAGAAGTCAATGACACCAACAGAAATTCAACGGAAGGCGTTACTCGAAGTGGGCGATCTCGGTGAGAACGCTCTCTACGAGCTACGCCTTCCGTTGTCTATTTCTGCGGGTTCATATCCGCTGACTTTTGCGGGGCTATCGACCGAAGAGATCGCTTTTAATGCCGCGCCGGAAGATGTCAAAGAAGCGTTGGAGGCACTTGATAATATCCGCGCCGGTAACGTGGATGTATGGGGTGCGCGGCGAGGCCCTTACCGCATCGCCATGATAGGCGAGATGGGCGAGTTGGCCCTCCCGGTAGAGGATTATCCATTTACCGGAGTTGGCACCGGCCTCACGCCTGCTGGCGCTGTAACGGTCACGCAGATTAAGAAAGGCTACGCTCCTTCTTTGGCCTCTGAGGTTATTACTTCTTATTCCGTCAGGGAGTCCAAAGGAAGCGAAGATTTAATTCTCCTTTACGTCAAGCTCGATCTTTATAACATCCTCGTTCCGCGCGCCGCGCGTTTGGTTGATACCAATGAGAATGATGTTGATCGCAAGCTCCGCCAAAAATATCTGAACTTGCAGTATGAGCGCGATGCGGTTCAAAAAGCGATCAATGCAATGGAAGCCGGGAACGCCGCCTTGACCGACACGCAGGAAAACTTTCGGATTTACACAGGGCAGATTATCAAGCGCACGCCTAACAATGCGCCTTATGGCAAAATGGTTCGGATGCCGGATGGAACATACCGATGAACGCCAACTTAATAGATCGCAGTCTCAATAATGAGAGCTTTGCGAACGAGCCGGAACCGGCCTTTCCGATGCTGGCTCTGACCAGAATTATTCCGTGTGAAGTATTGCGGAATTTTTCTACATCTGACCCGACTGGCGGCGCGCGTAATGTTCTCTCGGTAAAAGGAAGTTATACCGCGCGCATCGGAAGCAGGCTGACCCCAACCGAGCGTGATTTTGACCAGAGCCTGTTATCAAGCTCTCAGTATGTGATGGGCCTTCCTCTTGAAGCTGACGTGGTTCCTTCTGATAGGATTGCAGTCCCCGGACTGATCGCAAGATGGGTCGCCGGTAAAACTTATGCCGTAGGTGATTTAGTTATCCCCGTTACCAACAAATTGGGGATGCGCCGCTACTACCGATGCACCTCTGCCGGAGCTTCCGGCGCAAGTGAGCCTGCGTGGAAATCAGAAACCTCTTCTCTGGTCACTGACGGTTCTTGCGTTTGGCGCGAAGCAGGCGAAGCGATTATGTTTGAAGTGAACGGGATGATAGATCAGATTACGGGTGGACATGAAATGCTGCTCCACGTTACGGAGGTGTTGTAATGGCTGATAGCCGCGAAGTTAATCCCGAAACACCTTCTATTTTTATCCGTCAGGCGCTTACTTCGCCCGATCCCGACTGGCCCTGGCCTGTTTTTATGAAGACTCAATCTAATGAGGCGTCTGCCGCATTGGTAGCCGAGCATAAGGACAGGTTTTGGCCCGACCTTAACGTGGATGACGATCCTGAGTTTCCTCATGTTTTATGGCAGGCAGTTGATCCAGAAACTCTCACTTTTTATTCGCCAAGAGGGGAGCATGAGACCAGACAAAAAGCAGTTTATTATGTCTACTCAAGAAGAAAATACCCCTCCGGCGAAGCGACTTATTGGGAGTTTCAATCTGCGTATGCTAACATGAGAAAGGCTTTGTTGGCAGTTCCCGAAACTCCGGTGATGGTAGAAGATGTTCTGATTGGTTATATTACTCAATGCCGCACCATTCCCGGTGACGGTTTGTGGCGAAGAAGCTACAAGCTCACGCCGCAGGGCGCGACGATTGCAGAGTATGGCTTGAAGCTCGAAATAACGTATAATTAGTTGGCCCCGTCAGGGAAATTTAAGGAAAGGTATAAAAAAATGACAAGAGGCGCATCAGCGGCGAGACAGAAGTATCTCATTACTGTTCCAGAACTTCGGGCTGGAGAATTTGATTACGGCGGCGATGCTACCTTTGCCGCCGACTTCAACACCGATGGCACCGGTCTTGATTTCATTCAACGCTATGCCGAGCATAAGCCCGATGGGTTTTTGTCTTTGTCCGGCGCGGCTTTGGTTGGAGACGAAGGACAGTTCCAGGGAACCTTCATGCCGCATTACGAATTGATGGAATTTCGTTTGCGTGCGATCTGTGGCGCTCCGGTCGAAACGACTTTGGGCGATGGACGCCGCCAACTGGTCTTCAAGCTCCCTGAGTTCGGTCGCGTCAACCGAGAAACCTTCAGCGGCTACTATGGCGCGGAAGAAATCGCCTATGAATTGCTTTACGGCAAGATCATGTCGCTGTCGATGGAGTCGGTTCGATCCGGCGATGTCGGCGGCTCCATGACGATGCACTTCAACCGCATTCGCCGGGGTCTTGCGATGTATGGCGCAGCAGCGGCCAATGCTCAGTTCACCATCACCAACAACGGTGCGACCGGCGATCTGGAAGTCGATGTTTCGGTCAATGGCGGCGCGGCCCAAACACTGACGGTCGCTGATGATGACGTGGCTGCTGATGTTCAAGCGTCTCTCATTGCCTTGAGCAACGTAGTGGCTGCGACTTGCGTTGAGACCAATGGCGTTTTCGTTTGCACTATCACCGATCCTACCAACACGCGCGTCAGCGCCTACAAAGCGACTGGTGCGGCTGGATGGACTGTGACTAATACGGTGCTTGGAAGCAGCGGCATCCCGGCCCTTTCGATGCCTGACGGTGAATACATCGAATCTTCGCATGGCCTGGTTTACTTTGCGACGGATTACGCCGACCTGCAAAGCATTGACATGGGCGACGATGAAGATTATGTGCATGACGACCCGCACATCATCGACACCATTCAGGGACACACCTTTTCTTTGGACGCATTGGTGAATCCGCTCTATTTCGAGGATCGCACTTTGAATCCCGCGTCTCATGTTGACGGCGAAACCAACATCAGCAGCACCTTCACCATGCCTGAAGATAACAATGGCCCTGCCAACAATCTCTTCAACCTGGCGTATGGCTGCTCGGTGACGCCGTTCTTTAGTCGCCAAGCGTGGCGCTGTGGGCCGCGCGAGTTCTGGTTCGATATGTATGGCGGTCGCAACGATGCCCCAAGCAGCGCCAACGATCAGAACGTGGCTCAATGGGTCTTCAATCAGCGCCGCTTCTACAACGCGAACGGCAGCGCCGTATTCACCCTGCGCCTCCCGGCGTAAACAGATGGAGCGGGAGTGGATTTTCTTCCCATGTTGCCACTCCCGCTCCGGTCTCACCAATGACGCACAACATAGGCTAACGCCTTGCAAAGCATGGGAAAAATAATTACAGGAGTTGTAAACAACATGGGAAAAATTTTGAAGTTTCCAGACCCCGTTGATAAAAACGGGGAAGTCTTAACCGCCGAACAAATTGAAGAAATGTCGCAAGAAGCGGAATATATCGAAGTGCCGGTTGTGCTTGGTTCTGATACGGTCAAATGTTCCGTCGCTGTTGATTTTGAAAAGGTCGGCGCAAGCGAAGATCGTGCCTACCAGAAATTCAAAAGCAAGCTGCTTCGTTCGATGGATAGCGTGTTCAAGGAAGTTGCCCCTAAAAACTCTAAGTTCACTAATGTCCAGGCCGAAGAAAACGAAGCGCGCGAAAATCTTGCCATCATGGAAAAGATGATGGACTTGCTGCCGGAACAAACGGACGTGATGTTGAACTTACTTTTCCCGCAGGGCGAGTATTTCGATCAGATCATTTTGGGCCACAACATTCCTAATGTTCCCCAAACCGGAACGGAACTTAAAAAATGGTTTGAAGGTGGCGCGCGGAACTCTCGTATGGTGCTGGAGGCCATTGTTGCGGCATACGACCCTACCAACCCTCTCGCCGGGATGCAACGGGCAACGCGGGGAGCGATGGAGCAGATGGAGAACAAGACGCCGGAGCAGATCGTGGAGATGGCAAAAATCGCCTCGGCAGAGACGGCAAGCCCCTCTCCGAATCTGACCTTGCTGCCGACCGATACGAGCGAGACTTCCTCCTCGACATCGCAAGGTCTTGGCGATGTCGAAATGGAGGCGGGGAGTTCGATATGCGAAACGGAGAAACCGTTGTCTACCGACTCGCCCTCTCCCTCAATTATCAGCGAAACAATCAGTCAGGAAGTGCCGACAGAGGATTCGTCCCCTGGTGGTGCCAATCATTGTGGCTCTGTGAAAAATACGGAAACGCAAGAGATTTTGGAGTTGACTTCTCCCGATACATCTGGAGACGCCGCGCCGCAATCCTGAATGAAGCTGAGAATCGTTCCTATTCCTGGGACAAGAAGAAATAAGGAAGATAATGGCTCCAAGCATAGTAATTCATGCTATGGGGCCATTTTTTTAAGGTGGCATTATGGGCGATTGGAACATTGATACTTCGTGGTTAGATCGGCTCAAGGAAGACTTTGCCATCGAAGGCCAGTTGCTATGCGATGAAGCCGCTGAAGAAGTCATGGCGCGTGCTAAGGCGCGTATCCCGCAGCCGGGGATGAGTAAGGGCTACGCGACCGGAGCGGCCAAAGAAAGTGGCTACACGGCCAATCCTCGCACCAGTGGCTACGATCAAGCGATAGCGATGGCTAAGGCTGCGCCGGGAACAAGGATTGTTGAACGGGATCAGATCGAGCCGGAAGAAGTGGTGGATGTTCATGGGCCGGATTCTTTTATGGCTATCGTTCATTTTCCGTTGACTTACGTTGATTTAATCCGCTTTGGATACTACCACGTCCAGGCAAAGAAGCAGATACCGGGGAACGACTTTTTCTTGGCCGCACTCAATCCCGTCGAAAGAAAGTTCAATACGCAGGCGAATCGGGTTGCTCGTTACCTCATGGCGAAATACAATCGTTGATTTTTGGTATTCTTTAAGCAGTTCTCATTACAGTTTTTATCAGGAAAATTATGGCCCACGCAAAGTTTACCGGAGACGCCAAGCAGCTATTCAGCGTCATCGACCAGATCAAAAAAGAGGTAAGGTCTCTTCGAGAAGAATCGACTAAGATCAATTTCGGCTCTTCGCCTTCTGGCGGCGGCAAAGTGTCTGATATTAGCAAGATGGCGGCTCAAAGAAGAGCGGCTTCGCAAGCTATTATCAACGGCATCAAAGAAGAAACTGCCGCAGCCATTAAAGGTGCCGCCGAAAAAAGGAAAGCGTCTCAGGATAATATCAACTATCTTAGAGAGCAGGCTTCTATGGAGACTGCTTTAGCTCAAGAAAAAAGGAAGTCTGCTGCCGAGGCTATTAAAGGTGCCGCTGAAGAACGAAAAGCGTCTCAAGCCGTAGTAAATGCAAAAAGAGAGGAGACGGCTCAGATACAGAAAGTCGCTTCTCAAAGAAAAGCTGCTTCCGAATCTGTAATACAGGGGATAAACAAAGAAATTGCTGCGCTTAAAAAGAAGACGGCGGCTCATCAGGAGTCTATTAACGCGGCTAAAGCGTCTTCTGCGGCTCAACTTGAAGCTGATAAGTTGGCTTTGTCAGGCTCAAGAAAAAGGCTGTCGTTAATGCGCGAGGAAGATTATGCAAAGCAGCGCGCCAAGAAAGCCGATGTGGATTTGCAAAAGAGCGGCAGAAAGTTTCACGCAGATTGGGCCGAAGCTGCGCGTATGAATGCCGTTGGGGTGGATAAGTTCGGGAACGCGATCAAGAAGACGGCTGCTGAAACCAAGAAGCTGCGAGGCGAGATGGGCTTGATCCGCACCGCTGCCAAAAGGTTCTTGGCGACGATGCTGGCCTTTGCAACGGGATACTTGGTCATCACCGGATTGACCAGAGCTTTTGGCGCGTTGAAGTATGCCATTCTTGACTTTAACGATCTTATATCTCGCACGCGCATTTCCTTTACCACCATGATGGATGGAAATGCGAAGGCGGCAGACAGGCTGCTTGTTCAACTACAAAAATTCGCAGCAACGACTTCATTCTCTTTCACCGATCTTCTCCCCTTGTCCAAGCAAATGATCGCTTTGGGCGTGGCGACTAAAGATCAAGTTATTCCAGCGATGGAGGGCATCGGCGGCGCGGCTGCTGCTCTGGACGTTGGCGCCGAAGGCATGGGGCGCATCATTCGCGCTTTGGGTCAGATGGGCCAACGCGCGAGGGCCAGCGCTGAAGAATTTAATCAGCAGTTGGCCGATGTGGGCGTCAACGGTTTGAAGTATTTGGCTGAGGCTTACGGCAAAAGCCAGTCTCAAATCGTTGAATACATGAAGAAGGGCATGATCGGCGGAAAGGATGCTCAAAAGGCCGTCCTTGAAGGCTTGCGCCGGGAATACTCCAAGCACCTTAAAGCTCAGGAAAATGAGTTTTCCGTTTCGTGGAGCAATATCAAAGACTCGGCTACGGTCGTGGTGGCTCAGGCGTTCAAGCCGATGTTCTCCTCCTTGTCCAAGTTCACCAAAGAAATATCCGATATTGTTTCAACTGATGCGTTTGCTAAATGGGCGCAAGATACGGCTACCAGAGTTCAGGTCTTTGGCGGCAAGATACTCGGTGTCTTCAAAGTTATTTACGATTTTCTGACCAGCGGAAGCCCGTTGGCTCAGGCCGCTTTATATGGCTTAACCGCAGCGATTATCCGCATGGCGGTCGTGGCTATTTTTGGCTCCCTCTGGTCTTCTATTGCCGTCATTGCAACATGGGTTTCTTCCATTGTTGTAGGGATGTGGACTGCCGGAGCCGCTGTAGTTACTTTTGTTAGAACTGCAACGATTGCTTCCCTGTGGGCCAGGTTTACAGCAGTGTTAGCCGCAGCGCGTCTTGCGGTCGTTACATTCGGCACAACCTCAGCCACTTCATTTATTGTCGCCGGAGGCCCATTAGCATGGCTCATCGCCGCCATCGCTGCGTTTGGCATTGCTTGGGCCACTAATCTTGGTGGCATACGCGACCTAACGTCTAAATGGGCGCGCGGCATCGTTGAAGCTATTGCCGGAGCGTATGACTGGATCGCTGAAAAAACTGGCGGAGAAGGCGGCTTTCTTGCGTCCACCAAAAGTTATCTCGATAATGGTGGATTCGATAAAGACATGGCGTCTCTCAAGTCAACTCTTGTCAGCACATTAGCTTTGCCGTCATTCGATATTAAGAGGATGCTGGCGGATGCCAATAAGGAAATCGCAGCGGCTTTCAAGAATGCTCCGTCCATTCCCGGCATCACTCCGGCAAAACTCCTTCCCGAAAAAGATGACGGCGAAAAAAGAAGAAAGGCCGCTGCCGCTGCTGCCGCGCGACTGGAGAAAGACAAGCTCCAAGATATGATCGCCATGTATGACCAGTTGGCGAAAGCGGTCGAAGACTCCACCAAGCGTCAGATGGGCGCGCTCACATCTCTGCGCGACAAGTTGCGCGATTTGTTCGGCACCATGCAGGACACGTTGCTCAAAGAGGGCGTCATCACCAACCCGCTTGGGCCGCTGATTTCATCTTTTGAGAGGTTTATTTCGCTCGGCTCCCGGATGAAGGAAGTCGTCAACAAAGCAAGGCTTTCTTTGGACGCTATCGGTAACGCACGCGCGCCTTTCCAAAGCCGCCTCGACACGATGAGTGGCGGCGATGGATCGGGAGTAGGATACAGCGGCGGAGGAGCGACTTCAGGCGGTTCTTCCGGTAGCTCGAAAGGCGAGGCTATCGCCAGGATTGCGGCTGCTCGGATTGCCAGCGGCGAAGCTCGTAATTTTGTTCGATTGTGCCAAAGACTTGCCCGAACAACCGTTCAGCAGGTTTCCGATGCCTACAATCGTTATTTCTCAGGTAGCGCTAAATCGACCATGAGGAATTTTCAGAAGGCCGGTATCGGAGGTAGATACAAGCCGGGGATGAAGTTGGCTCCCGGAAGCCTGCTGTATTCAAGCACGATGGGAGGTGGCTACGGCCATGTTCAGACCATCGGGCCAAACGGCGAGCGGATTGATCAACACGGCGTTAATAAATTCAAGCAATCTAACTTCCAGTGGTTTGTTCCGCCTCCGGGCGGTAGAGTTTCCGCAGGCTCCAAAGCTCCTAAGTATCTTCCTAAAAACAATGCCGCCGCCATCTCCTCGACCGGCAACGGAGGCGGCGCTGACCCTCGCGCTTTCTTGGCCGAAATGGTTAGTTCCATTGACGGCACCCTGTCTAAAATCAGCGCTGTTCCTAAAGCGTGGGGTGCTGCGGTGCGCGATACAGGGCAAAACACAACTCGCTTCATGGCTCAGACTATGCTGGCTAATACCGAGTTGCAGCAGATGTTTATCGCCCTCGCCGGTCAAAAGAAGTTCGATGAGTTTGCAGCGAAGCTCCGCAAGACCGCAAACCAAATGGACTTTATGGTTAATCGCACCAAAGCGGTTAATGCAGCGCTCGATGAAATGCAGGACAATCGGAAGAAAATCGCCTTATCTCAAATGGGCGATAATCCCGTTAATGCTCTGGAATTAGAGTTTGCTCCGGGCGGTAAATACGCAGACTTGCCGACTCGTGCCAAGAAAGCGCAAGAACAGGCGAACGCCGACTTAATCAAAAGAATGATAAAGTCAGGCGCGGTTAGCTCTCGCACTAATATCCCTGATGTAGCTAAAGCGACCAAAGAGGATTTACGCGCTTCCACTTACGCTGGCGTGGCGGAAAAAGCCCGTCGCGCAACCGAAGACTTCACCAAAGCTCAAAACGATCAAATTGCCATTCTCGATGTGTCCAATAAGTATCTTAAACAAAATAGTTACAATCAGATTGAGCTTTCACGAGCCGTTGAAGTTGCTAAGTTTGAGCAGGAGCAATACAACCAACTCATCAAAGACGGTGTGAAGGATGCCGACGCTAAAAATCAAGTCGCCTTGCGCTCGATCAGCTTCCAGGCCGCATACGATCAAGCTCTCAGCACCAATGCTCTGACCGAATACTCGCAGCGGATGAACGATCTCACCAAAGAGTATGCGGCTCTTAATGATGAGAGCGTTCAGCAAATCGCTCACAGGGCCGTCTTTGGCCGGGACGATGCCGGATACCTCGACAGCTTGCAGTTGGAAGCGGAGTATGTGGCGCGCGTAGCTTACGGGTTGGCTCAGATCAACAAAGAGCAGATGGGAAGAAAGCGCGATCAAGGGGATTCTTTCGCGTTACTTGGTCAGAAATCCGATATTGCCGGTAAGGGCTTGTTCGGCGCGGCTTTCGATGAAGAAGCAACCCGAATCGCCACATTCATGTCCCGTCGCAATGAAATCTTCCGTAGAACAGGGGATAGTGCCTACGCCTTGAAAACAGCCGAGGACGAAGCCTTCTCCGAGATGATAATTAACCGTTTGGCTAAAATGGTCGATTATCAAAAGGAACACAATCAGGCGATCTACGAAACGGCTCTTTCTTATCAGTTGGCGACGATCAAGGCCGGTATCTACAACACGACTGTTTCAGGCTCTTTTGACCAGGAAAAGTTGCTGGCGTATGCTGAAGCCGAAGACGCCGCCCGTAAAGAAGCTAAAGCAAATAATTGGAATAACGATCAATTACGCGAAAGCATTCGGCTTCGCAAGCAAGACATTGATTTAAGGATGGCCGGTAATAAAGTCAGCGAGGCTTCAAGCCGTAATTTAGCAATGGCGAATCAGTTGATTGATATTCGCGCGTCTTACGCTCAAGCACAACGAGAGCTTACGGCAGATTCCGGGCATTACAGCAATCTTGTCGATCAGTTGGAGATCGAAAAAGAGAAAATGATAGCTGCGGGGAAGTGGGTCGAATTAACTGAAGAACAAATCCAACTTCAGGACGAATTATACGATAAAGCGAAAAAGATGGATCAACTCGCCATCACGAAAATAACGATGGGCCTTCAACAACAGATCGAGGCAATGTCTTACACGGCAGGCGCGGCGCGCGATGCGTTCAACCGAAGCGCCGAGCTTGACCGGATGCCGGGAATGACTGCCGAAACCCGCGATCAAATCATGGGTATGGAAACATACCTGCTTGGGCTGCAAAGAACAGAAGAAGCAACACGCGATTGGGCCGATAATGTGCGAGGCATCTTTGACAGCGCCTTGAATAATATCTACGAAACAGGATTCGGGAGCTTCTTTAGCAATGTGCTAAACGGCTTCGTGGATTTATTCAACAAGATTTCTTCTCAAATCCTGTCAGCGATGGCGACGAAGATGCTGATGAACTTAATTCCGGGCATGGGCGGCTTTGGCGGCATGATTACCGGCGCGGCCTCAGCGCCGATGTCGTTTGCCAGCGGAGCCAGCCGGATTCCGTTTGACGGGATGCCTGCCATACTGCACCGCAACGAAGCGGTTCTTAATGCAGCGCAGGCCGAAGATTGGCGCAGGAGCCAGAGCGTAATTGGTCGCGGCGGAAACACTTCTTTTGGTCGCGGCGGAGATTCTTCGATTGTAATCAATGTCGGAAACGTCAATACTCCCGATGCAAGGAAGTTTATGGCCGACATGGAAGGCGTGGCCGCGCAACGGGGCCAGTCGCCATCGCGCCGCACCACCACAAAAAACATGAGAAAGACGGTTGACTCAGCACGAGGATAACATGAGAACTTGGAACAATACCTACCCTATATTTAACGATAGCATTATTCAGGAATCAGTCGGGAGCCTTCAGTTTTCGACGAAGCGATTCGTGGCCCGTAAGTCCGAGTCCCGCAGCCGGAGCGCGTTTAAGGATTACTGGATTCTTGACCTGTCAAATCTCTTGCTGAGTCCTGAACAATACGAAGAAATACTCGCTTTCAACATGGCGAGTGTCGGCGCTTTGAAAGAGATACTCGTTCGTAATGCCCGGTGGTGCCTGCTGGAAAGTTACGATCTGATTCCGGCTTTGATTGACCCCATCGAAGGCGATGCTTCAAAGTTCCAACTGGCAAAGACGGTAGAGTATCAGGGGCGCGAGTTTAGCTATGATGTCCATTTTCCTAACTACAACTACCCGCCACTCATCGACCTGAACAAAGAAGATTGGACACCTCTTCCTGAATTGCAGATATGGGTCGGAGGGGTAGAGCGGCTGACCGGATGGACGGTAGATCGCAACAGTGGCATCGTTACTTTTACATCGAATATCCCCGCTCAGATCGAGGCGACCGGAGGCTTCTATACGAAGATGATCGCTCCTGACGCCATTCCGGTTACGCTGGATGGGCCGATGTTTCGCGTCAGCGGCTCGGTCAATTTCATCGAGCCGTTCGAGGGCGTAGAGGAGTTCTTAGGATAATGTCTTGCGATTACAAATTACGGGCAGAGCCGATGCCTGAAGAGCCGCCTGCTGGATTCACATACCAATATCAGTGGACAAGCAGCGAAGAGGGCGTTGGTGTCATTGGCGATAAGCAGGAAATCAACGTCTCGGTAGCAGACGATCACTCCGTCACCTTTTACTGCGAAGTTTATTTAGTAGGTGAAAGTGGCGTGAAATGTTCTCTTTCCGAAGAGTATCAGATTGATTGCGGAAGCCCACCGCCGCCTGCTGACGAATGTGGATTAACGGGGACATTCGCGGCGATCAAGCACTCGAATCAACCCTCTTCCTGGACACTCAGCCTTACCGCAGAGATTGTGGGCTACCCACCATCGGTCGATCCGGTCAATGTGACTTGGGATATTTTTGCGGGGCAGCAAGTATCCGAAATTCCGGTAGCAACTGTTTACGGAGTGGGGCCAACCGCCAGTGTTCTCTACGGCAGTCTCGCTTATAGCGCGTGGTATACCATCCGTATGACAGTCGTTGATGCGCGCGGCTGCGTTGCCTCTTCAGTCCAGTTGATTAAGATTGATTCAAGTTGCCCTGACGGAAAATACTTCAATGGCCTGGAGTGCGTTGATAAACCAGATGAAGACGGCGACCCGCCTCCAACATTTCCCCCTTGCGCTGATGGGTTTCATTGGGATGTTGAAGCGAAGGCGTGCGTCCCGTCATGGTGCAGCGTTGTCCCCGGCGCTCCGGCGCAAAGAAGCGGAGGTAGGCTCGTCCCGTCAGCGATGTATGAAGAGCTTATTACGACATGGAATGAGCATTTCTGGGTGTTGTGCATCAAACCTTTGTATGGCGACTGGGAGGCTTACAACTCGGTCGACATCGCATTCACTCATCCATCCTATACCTCCAAAAACGGGAAAAACCCCATCCCTTCTCTGGTCTCATTACCTTCGCGCGGCGTTGACATATCATCGGTCGCCAACACGCTCAAACTGGAAGCCGACAGCACCGATGCCATCATCGTTAATTTTGACCAAAAGAAAGTCAGGAACGGTTATTATCAGAAGGCGACTTACGAATTGTTTCGCGTCACGCCGAGCGACCTGTCCCTGCGATGGGTCGCTTCAAGTGGCACTATCGGGCTGTCGCAGACCGGAGAAATTGACGCCACTATCGAGTTAATATCTTGGGAAGATATGGCGCAGAAGCCGATTGGAGACGACCAGACTTATCTGTGCCGCCATCAATTCGGGGTGGGCGGATGCCGGAACTCCATGCTCAACAATGGGCCGCTATTGGCGGATTGGACGCGCTACGGCTCAGTCATTGAAGAACACAACCGCTCACGATTTACGGTGCGATTGACGGGGACTTCAGGTTCAGGCGATGTGTTCTTCGACCGGCTCCGCGACGGTCAGGTTTATTTTGCCGGAGGCGACAACGAATACTTGATGCGCGACATCAAGCAGGGCGCATGGGTTGCTGGCAGCGGGGACGTGGTGATTACTTTGCGCGAGATCGCTAATTACTTGCCGCAGGTGGGTGATGCGGTTCATGTGATGGCAGGGTGTGTCAAGAACCCGGAGATGTGTAAGCAGTATGATAATATAAAAAATTACGGCGGATTCTTATATATCCCGTTGAGAGAGGGTGTGATGAATCGTGCCTGAAGAATCCTTTATCAAATTCCTCCCCGCCCAATCATCCCGCTCCCAAATGCTCCGGGCCATCCGCCGCTATATTGGCGTGGAGTATTCCATGAGAAATGTTTATGTGCGCGAAAGGCCCGATGGTTCGCTCTACGGCAAGACCGACTGCCTGCGCCTGTTGCTCATGGCCTGCCGCGATGTCGGCTATCTGCCTCCTGAATTTAACATGAACATGAAGCGGCCAAGGGAAGCCAATGGCAGACCGCCTTCGCCATCGGACACGGTGTGGCAGATGCTCGAAACGAATTGCGAAAAAATTGATAAAGAAGCGGCGATGCCGGGAGATGTGCTGCTGATGCAGTTCGATGACGTTGATCCGCGCCTCAATGAGATACATCACGTCGCCATGAAGACAAGTAACGATCCGTTCCCGTATGGTATGATGATTCATGCCCTCAACTCTGAAGCCGATGGTTCGGGGCGCGTTCAGGAAGTGACGATTAACCAACTTTCTTTTGGCCGCATTAAAAGTGCTTACTCGATTAAAGGAATTGTAAACGACTTATGCCAGTAGAGAATAAAAGAATTAGATCGTGTGATGCTACACCTGAAGACGAATCTTTGATTTGCCTGCTTTATAATTCGGGCCTTAGCTCAATTAAAGTCGCCGCTCAGGTGGGATTTTCAAAACCGACCGTTCTGAAAGCCTTGCGCCGAAACGGGGTTGAGATCAGGAAGCATGGCAATCCTGACGCGACTTCTAAGGTATGCGTTGATTGCTCGGTTGAAAAAGAAATTGGTGAGTTTTATGTTCGTCAGCCGCGCTGTAAAAAATGTTTAATCGCTCGGAACGCGGAATACAAAAGAAATAATCGTGAATTAGTAAGGAAGTGGGGGCGGGATTATAGTAAGAGGCACAGGGCTGAAAACAGAATTAAAGATAGGATTTGGGCGGCTGATAATCCAGAAAAAGTTCGTCTCGGTAAAATGAGGGCGAGTCATAATCACCTTAATCATAAAGGGATATGCACACTTCAGGAATGGTTAGATATTCTGGAAAAATATGATCACAAATGTTTGCGCTGCGGGTCTGAAAGCAAGATAACCCTCGACCATATCATTCCGGCCAGCCGTGTCGGATCGAGCAATACGGCTGATAATTTACAGCCGTTATGCCATTCTTGCAATTCAGGGAAGCAGGCTAAGGTTATAGATTACAGGCCGGATAAGTCGTGCTTAGTAAACAGGGATAAACAATGAGTTCATCTGTTGGAGCGGTTGCACAACTGGGAACTGCCGTTCTTGGCGGGGTTATTGGAGGGCCGTTGGGATATAGCGTGGGCAACCTCGTAGGCAGCCTCCTCTTCGGCCCAAAACCGCATGACACAGCCGCCCTTCAAAAGCTCCAGGTCGAAACCAGTGAATACGGCGTCTTTATCAAAGAGTTCTACGGCTCCATGCTGACGAGCGGTAACATCATTGACTGCCGCTACAAGAACGGCAAGCCCTCCGGCATCACTACAAAGAAAAAGAAAATATCTCCTAAAGGCGGCACAGGCGCAGGCGCTCCGGCGACCGAAACCGAGATCATCGAATACTACCTCACCGCAGCCTATCTGCTTGGTCGGGGGCCGCTCGACGTTGATAAAATCTGGATGGAAGATGATGGCGAAAAGAAACTCATCTACAACCGATACGGGGAAACCAGGAAGAAACGGGGCTACGACCTCACGCCACAGTTAGACATCTTCGGCAACGTGGTCGCAGAGCTATCTGACAAGGTTCAGTTGTATCGCGGCCTTGAATCACAGCCGGTCAACCCCATTCTCGAAGAGTTCCACCCTGACGGCGTTCCTTCCTATCACGGCACCGCTTATGTTTTATTCAACAAACTCAAGGTCAAGAGTGTGCCGAGTTTTAGCTTCTTGGTTCGCAACAATATCACAGGCCGCAAAGAAATCGTTCAACATCGCCTGGAGCGTTGTGGCATCCCGTCCGACCGCATTGATCTCAGCCAACTCTCCGGCTCGGTCTGCGGCGCGGTTGTAGCGCAACGCGAGGGCGCGGCTCAGTTATGTGAGAGCATCGCCATCACCTCCCTGTGCGATATGGCCTTTGTGGATGGCTTGATAACGGATCGCAACCGTCAAGCCCCTCTTTTTTGGCCGCTTGTCCAAGAAGAAATGGCAGCGTTTGAAGCTGACGAAAATGGCGCGTCTGACAATGCTCCCGACCCTTACAAAGTCTCGACCATTAACGAAACGGATTTGCCAAGCCGGTTCAAGGTGCAGTTCCAGAACACCGAGCTTGATTACGCCGATGATTCAGCCCCGGCAGATCGCAACACAGCCACTCATTTTAACGAGCAAAGCATCACCCTCCCCATCTCCGGTCAGTATGAAGATATGGTCGTTCTTTCTAAAGTGTTGATAGATGAGTTGTGGGCCGCTAAGGATTCGGCGGAACTCCCACTCTTGCCACATCGCATCAAAGCCTCTCCGGGCGACGTGTATGAACTGCCGGAGGATTCAAGATACAAATATCTCCGCATTGGCGATCAGCAGATCGGGCCGGATGGTTTGCTGTATCACAAAGCCACCTCCTACGACCCTGGCGTATACGGGCAATATCCGGTTTCTTATACGCCGCCTCACCCGCCTTCTGAAGTCGATGTTTACGAAGAGCCTCAAATCGTGATTTCAGATACAGTGGCGCTGCATGATGAAATGGCTGCGGGGCCAGGGTTTCTTTCCGGCGTTTCGGTTTCGGCAGAATCGGCGTTTGATGGCGCGCAACTTCAAAGCGATGAACTCGGCAATGTCGATTATGGGTTCAAAGCCATCATCGGCAAGACCCTCACCCCCTACTACTTCCTTGAAGAAGAAACAACACGCATCAACTACGATAAATCCATTCGCTTGCGATTGGTCGACGGCGAATTATCTTCAACAACAGAAGAATTACTTCGCAACAAGAAAGCCAACACGATATTGATTGGTAATCTTTCGCTGCAATTCATGGAAGCCGAGCAGGTCGATGATAATGAGTGGTTGATTACCGGCCTACTCCCAGGTCGGGACGGTTCGGATTACGTCAACTCGTCTCCGCCCAACTCGCCGGTCATGGTCATTACTGACGACGCAGGCGCTTTAGATCAAGGTGTGGTCTGGACTCCGCTGCCTTACTCAGCGCTCAATTCTTCGCACGAATACTCGGTGGTTATGAACAGTCCGAACGGAGAATTTACCGGGCCTCTGTCATTTACCCCATCGGGCAATTCGGTTAAAACACTTTCTCCTGTTCACATTCGTTTGATCGAGCGGGTAGCCGGAGTTCATGTTAAAATTGGCTTCTCGCCGCGCACCAGACTTAATCCTAATGCGTCATGGGCAATGACCAACGAAAGTGATCCGACTTTATTCCGAGTTGAACTCAGCGGCGGTTTGGTCAAAACGGTGAGCGATAACGAAGTGGTGTTTACAGAAGCAGAACTTATTGCTCAATACGGGTTTGTCCCCGCGTCCTTGAGTGGTAAAATTCAAGGCAAGAACAATCTGACCGGACTTGGATTTATCCGCAACTTTGAAGGACTTTAATCATGGCTACTACAGGCGCTCCCCTTAACCTACCTTATCTTGAAGACAACGAATCCGCGCCGGAAATCCCCTGGCGCGTTGCGATGGACGCCATCAATAATGGCTTCTCTGAGTTTGATGGCGGCGATGGCGGCGGCGGGGCTGTTTTTTCGCGCGCCCAGGCAACGGTCACTTCTTCTGGTCTCGACCCTTTGGATGCCGATGCCGCTAAAAGCATTGATTTAGGCAAAGGTGGTTTGATTTACTTAATCGAAACCAATCTCCCTGCATGGGTAACGATCTACACCAATGAAGAAGCGAGGACTAACGACCTGTCCAGAGATGTCAGCGCTGACCCTAAGAGCGGCACCGGGGTATTGGCTGAAGTCGTCACCGGCTCAGGATTATTACGCATCCCCATGTCGCCTCCCGCTACTTACTGGAATGACGAAATGCCGATCAGCACCGCCCTTCCGGTCAAAATAGTGAGCTATTATGACATCAATGCCGAGATTGAATTAACTGTTCATTACTTAGAAATAGAAAGTTAATCGTGAATAATCTCCCTAAACAACCCATTCTTTGCTGGAAATGCGCTGCCGAAATTTGCGTGCCATGCGGTCAAGCTGCGGCGCATGAAGTCGATTGGAAAACGCGCACCGGGCTTTGCTCGAAGTGCAAGCCTCGCGTCATTGAGTGCTTCAATTTCGGCGCAGGGATCGGGGATGCCGTCACTGCGATGTATGCCGTGTCCGGCGCGGCGGCGGCAGGGCATCAGGTCAAGTTTTATTCAGCGCAGGCACACTGGCTTTCACGCGCTTCGTTTCCCGGCGTCGAGGTCGTTCCTTCTCAAGATAAAATCGGCATAGATTTATACACCGGATACAATCAGAACTTGAAGGCCGGAACTTCGCGCAAACAGTGGTATTGCGATAACATCTCACGCGCCGCTGGCGTGCCGAAGTTTACTCCTGCCGTTCCTAAAGTAAACAGGCGTGTCCAAGAAAAAAGAATTGCGCTTGATGATTACGTTTTACTGGCCCCGTTTTCTGCGTGGCATACGCGCGAATGGCCGGGAGTGCATTGGGCGCGATTGGCGGCGCTGCTGGCCGATAGAGGACTTCGCGTTGCGGCGATTGGCGGATGGTCGGAAGGCGCGAAGTTGGCTGAGACTTTCTCAGGCACGTCGGCGCAATACTACTACGGCTGCGATTCCGAATGGGTGCAGGACGCGATTCTCGGCGCGCGTGGCGTTGTCGGTAATGATTCCGGCATGGCGCATTTATCGGGGATGCTTGGCGTCCCGACCGTCGCCGTTCACGCACAAGTCACGGCAGAGCAACTCTGGAGCGACACCGATGTCCTCTCTGTTGCTGCGAAGAATATGAGTTGCGTCGGCTGCGGCTGGCGCATCGAAAGAGGTTGGCGTCGAGCGTGCGAAAACCAATGCAGCGCCCTTTACTCCACATCGCCCGAACAAGTCATGGAGGCATTAAATTTATGAGCAACGAAGCAAGCAAGGCGCTCCATCGCAGGCAGAGCAATCCGTTATACCATCGCGCGTTTCGCGGTCACGGTCTGGACATCGGCTGCGGCAACGATCCGCTCCGCGCGTGCGATTGGCCGGGAATAATTCGGTTGGACACTTTCGATAAGGAAGATGGCAACGCGGAGAATATAAATAACTTTCTCCCTTATAACAATTTCGATTTTATCCACGCTTCGCAATGCCTGGAACACATGACCGATCCGGCTGATGCGTTTCGGAATTGGCTCAAGGTACTCAAAGTTGGCGGTTACGCAGTGATTTCCGTCCCCGACTTCGATCTTTACGAACAAGGCTTTTGGCCGTCGCGCTTCAACCCCGATCATAAAAGCACATGGAGTATGGAAGCCGCGCCGAACGAAGTAGGCGTTTGTGTTTTGAATTTTGTGCGTCAATTTAATGTTCGCACGCACCTCATTCAGCTTTGCGATCAGGGCTACGATTACAGCGTCAAAGGGCGCGACCAAACTTACGAGCATCCGGGCATTGCGGAAGCGTTCATTGAGTTCGTAGTCCAGAAGTGCTAAAATAGCGGTATCATGGGAAACAGCTTTGATGTGAACAATGACGTAAAAGAGCCGGGAATCCGCGAGTGCTGGAAAGTCGTCTTAGCGATGGCGTTGTTTTTCTTCGCGTTCTGCATCGGCACAGTGTTTGTCGTTCGCTACCAAATCGGCCAAGAAGAAATTGCGCGCGCCGCATTAGCGCAAAAAGAACAGTCGGGTTTAGTTAAAATCAGCGCGGCGAAAGCGGCGAAAATTACGAAGAAACGGAAAACGAAAATGGTAAAAATTGCACTTGGAACAACGAAGCAAGCGGATTTAGTGTCCACGCTTTGCACAATAGGCGCGCAAATACATGGTGCATCGGCTATCCAATACGGAATTCGGCCTCGCGGTGGCGGCGCTTGGGTAAAGCTGTATGACAGCGGCTCGCCACCATCGGATTGGGGCGTTGACGGTAGTGATAACGTGAAGGCGTCGGCTGATATTCCCCCCGGCGAATACGAATCGGTTTATGAAGTTCCTTATTCTTGCGACCCCGGCGGCCCCGATGCTCCCGGTTCCGGCACAGCGCAAAGAATTTGTGAATTTGAAGTCGTTTGCATCGAAAAAGTAGTCATCACTGCGACGAAAATCGACTAAACATCATGCCTCTCGATACCGACATCCCCTATCCCGAAGCGTGCAAACAGGCGATCCGTATTTTGCGCTTGCGCGGCGTGCCGCCTGAGCTTTGGCCGGAAGAATACAGTCTGCTCGATTTGTATTACCATGATTCCGGCTCCGGCTCAGGGAGTGGCTCTGGTTCTTCTTGGACACTGATTTCATCCGGCATCGGCATCGGTGAACCGCGTGACATCGTGACGGGCTTCGACCTGACGCTTCCTTTTTGGATTCGCTTTGAAGGCGTGCAAGGCTCCGGCTCTGGTAGTGGTAGCGGCAGCGGCTCAGGTAGTGGTAGCGGCAGTGGAAGCGGCTCAGGTAGCGGTTCTGGTAGCGGCAGCGGCTCAGGTAGCGGTTCCGGTAGCGGTAGCGGCTCTGGCAGCGGTTCCGGCTCCGGCTCCGGCTCTGGCTCCGGTAGCGGCTCTGGCAGCGGCTCCGGCTCTGGCTCCGGCTCTGGCTCCGGCTCCGGCTCCGGCTCCGGCTCAGGTAGCGGCTCCGGTTCGGGAAGTGGGTCAGGCTCAGGCTGGAAGGACGACGACGGCGACGGCTGGCCGGATATTCCGGGAGGCGATCCTGACGATGATAATCCTGATGTTGGCGGCTTTATTGGCGATCCATCTGACGACTGGCCCGGAACTAATGGCGGCACAGGCGGCGATGGTATTGATGATGCGGGAAACACCAGTGCGACTGGATGCAAATACACGCTCTCGGCAAACCCGTTCCCCGAAGATGGCACCTATACCTATCAGTGGTATCTGGTCAATAACTTCATCAATACGACCATCGGGAGTCCTCCCGATGATTACGTGACGCCCGTAACAATGGGGACAAGCCAAACGCAAACGGTCGCCATCGCCTGCGGTAGAACGGCGGTTTATCAAGCGGACGTAACGCGCATGAGCGGCGAAACAGAACTTTGCACCAAGTCCGTCATTAGCCGCGTGATGTGTTCTTGCGGGGATTGTGATTTTGAGGTGACGAGCTTCCCGGCATCCGGCACTAAGGGTTCGTCTATTACAGTTGAGGGTTCAGGGCTTCAAGACACTTTCCTGTATCTCAACAGTGTGAGCGGGGATAAATTCTCTTCGATTAGCCAGAACACCAGTGACGACAACACTATCTCGTTTACGGTTCCTTCGACATGGAGCAATGGCTCAGGCTTTACGTCTATACCGAACGACACAGAAGTAACCATTTGGATATACGACAGGCTCGTAAGTCCGACCTGCCGTAAGGGCTTCCCCTTCACAATCAACCCCTCCGGCAGCGGCAGCGGTGGCGGCTAAATATTATGGAAAATTATTGGGGTAATTACACAGTCGTTAGTGAGGAGTGTGCGTCGGTCGAGCAGCCTGATCCGGGACAGCTTTGGCCTCGCGGCGGGGACAGGCGCGGCCATGAAGAGGGTGCCGGTCATATTATTCAGGATGAAGGCACCTCGCAAACCGCCAGGTCGAAACTGAACTTTGTCGGCGCGGGCGTGACGGTGACGGACGACAGCGGCGATGATGCGACAGTCGTTACGATTACCGATACTCCCACCGTCACTGCCTGCCAGCGCGACATCACGCAAACCGCGCACGGCCTCGCGCTCGGCGACATTGCGAAATTCGACACCGCTTTCACCAAAGCCAAAGCGGACGCAGCCGCGAACGCCGACGTGATTGGCATAGTTTCGGCAGTCGCGGATAGCGATAATTTCACACTGGTATCAGATGGTTTTGTAACCGATTTGTCGGGTTTGACTGAGGGGCTTTATTTTCTCGATCCCACAACGGCGGGTGCAATGACGCAAACCGCGCCGACCTCGCCGGGGCAAGTCTCCAAGCCGGTATTTTTCTCGGTTTCGACAACGTCGGGTTATATCCTAAACCAGCGCGGCATCGTCATTCCGACGCCTGCCGATATTCACGAAACTTTAACTATTCCCGTTTCTGACAACACGACCGAGCTTGTGACAGGAGCTTCGGACATGGCGTTCCCGATGCCGTTTAATTTCACGCTGCAAAGTATAAAGGCGAATGTGACAGGAGCATCGAGCAGCGGCGCAGTTACGATTGACGTGAAGAAAAACGGCACGACTATTCTCTCTACGAAAATCACGATTGACGCGAGCGAAAAAACGAGCCTCGCAGCGGCAACAGCAGCGGTTATCAGCGTCACGTCATTCAGCATTGACGACGAACTTACATTCAGCATTGACGCGGCTGGAACCGGCGCGTTTGGCGCGACGGTGACGCTACAAGGAGTTCGCGCATGAGTGTGAACATCGTTAGTCCTTTTAGTTTAGCGAAGCCCTACACACCGCCTACAAGCGGTCAGGTGGTCTATCTCAAACCCAACGCGCCGGGCAGCGGCACGACTTGGAGCGACCAAAGTGGAGCAGGAAATCACGCTACGCTCATGGGCGGCGCGACGTGGGGTAGTGGTGAAATCGCGCTGAATGGCACGACCGGCTACATTAAAATCCCCGGCTCGGCGTCCATGCGCGGCATGGCAGGTTTGACGCTTTGTTGCTGGGTAAGAAAAGCAACGAAGGATATTAAACCGTGTGTGTGGTGGACGCCCAACAACCATTACAATTTCCGAGAAGTTTCCGGCGCTTTGCAGTTTTACTTGAATACGACGTCGGCAAAAGGCACCATTGGTGGCACTGGCTCGACAGGCGTTCATTTTTATTGCGCTCGGTATGACGGCGCGACGATGGCTATCTATAAAGATAGCGTGCTCGTGTCTGGGCCAGTATCAAAAACCGGCACAGTGAACGACACTTCTGGCGGCGATGTGATATTGGGCGCAGAATACAATTTAGGGTTAAACCAAAATGGCGGGTATAAGCGATTCTTAATGTATAATCGCGCGCTGAGCGAAGCAGAAATTTCAGTAATGTATCGTGGCTTCATGTCGTAGGACAAGGAAAATTTATCATGGCAAATTCAGCATTTGAACTGACAACTGGACTGAAGGGCGCTGATGGCACGAATGGCACGAATGGTACTGACGGCGTGTTTTCAGCAATCAACTCGCAAGTCGAAGCCGAAGCCGGAATCGAAAACACGAAGGGCATGACGGCACTACGAACCGCGCAGGCAATCGCGGCACTGGGCGGCGGCGTTTCCGACCTCACGACCTACCCACTCTGAGCGCCGTCGTATCGAATTTTCACCAGGAACTTCTCATGGCGCGGCAAGGGGGCGGAGTCGACGCTGTTGGAAGCTGGAGGTGTTGTGTCGTCAACCGGCTCATTCGGTTTGCATCCAGCAAAGCAGCTTATGGCAACAGCAGCGGCCAAGAAAGCAGTCCAACATCTGAGATTCGTTTTCATTTTTTGCTTCTCCTTAATTACGTTTTTATACAACAGGCTCTTCCAGAGGGCCAATCCAAGATGGCGTATCTCCCATTATATCGAGAAGCATGGACTCTTTTTGAGAGGGGTAAATTACTTCGCCGCTTTCGATGTCCACATAGACAATAATGGCAATCGGCAACTTGCATTCCGGGTCTGTCATCCAATACCATCCCGTTTGAGTTGGTCTTTCTTTTGTCCACTCCATCAATCTTCTCCTATAATTAAACGAGCGACAAGGATTTTACCAGAACCCCATCCTTTGCCGCGATGTAGATGGCTAAACTATCATAAGAATGCTCCGAGACGCTCTCCCAATCACAAGCATCCGGCCCAAAGTAATCGCGCACCGCCAACTGAACAAGCTCTTTAGGAACCTTTCGACCGGCGATGTTGGCGACCTTTTTGATGTCGTTCGGGCTGTAGTATTCCGCCAGTTTGTTGTAGCGCACTTCAAGAATGGAAGCGACCGCTGCGGCTCTCGCCATCTCGCCCATCGCGTTCGCGTTTTGCGCGCCGCCATGAGGCATTTCAAAAAGCAGGCCTGCCGGATCGTGTTGCTTAATAATGCGGCGCAAGGACTTGTAAAGCCCCTGCACCCGCAAAATGTTGTCGTCGGCCACGCGCATTTGCAGCTTCTTGTTCGCCTTTGGCATATTGATGACGCCATGATCAACAATCCGTTCGGACGGGACTTCAATCACAGCCCATCCCCATGTTCCTATGCCGACATCGCTGAGTAAAATGTTTTTCATAGTCAAGTATCACTGAATAAAATCCCGCATCCCATCATCAGAACAGACCACTCCATATCCGTTAATTCTATTTCTTCATGGATTTTATTGAGAATATAGGCCGGAGTTTTCCCCTCCTGAATCCCCTCCATCAAAATCACACTTGCCTGCTCCGACTTTTCGCCGGATAAAATCTGATCCGGCCCCACTTCATCTAAAAAATGAATTTCTCTTGTGTTTGGCATTTTTATTTCTCCTTGTAAACAAATACATTGTCCGGCAACGCCTCCAACAAATTCAGAACGGCTTTATCTTTTGTTTCTTCCTGGCCGCGCCACGTTGGAAATTCCAGCGCGATCCTGTCCCATTTATCAGACCAAAAATCAAGCATCCTGACCGAGTTCTTCACGACCGCATCATTGACGGGGCCATGCTGATTGTCGTGCGTTTGGAATAGGCCGGGAATGGTTGTGAGATTGCATTCAGGCAGGCATATCTCTCCGGCGTGCATGATGCCGTAGAGCTTTTTCTGCTTTTTACGCCGATGCAACAATTCCCCGAACGCGACCGGCATCCACTTGAAATGCTTAGTAGCGACCGTTCCTTCGCCTCGATCCAGTATGACCCTGCCCTGCTTATCGACGAGGCTACCGGCGCATACAAAGATGGCATCGGCTACGTCCAACTCTTCCCATATATCTTCTCCTATAATTAAATTCATACCTCATCCTCCGCCATGCGTCTCAGTTTGATGTATCTCTTTCCTCCAGACCGGCCCGACTTGTAATCAATTCCGGCTTTTCTAAGATTAGGAGATATTCTGGTTAAAGCAGTAGAAAACCATTTAGTGCTTGTCGGCCAAGAGTCGGAGTTTCTGTTTTCAGCCAAAGCCCTCCGGTTAAGAATTTCTCTTAATTCCGTTGGCGTTGATTCATAAAACGATTTTGCCTCCATCAATCGCACAATCTCACTGCCAAGCGGAGAGTTTTCTAAAGCAAGCTCGACAAGCTCATCACGATTGTCCATCAAGACTTCCATGAATTTTCCGTTTTCCCAGGGCATCAATTCCTCACCGGCCACAATGCGTTTTACAAAGTCAGCCATGCGCGGCGTCTTTTCCAATTTTACGTTGTCGATGTTGGCGAGACTGTGAGCGATCACATCAAATATCCAGCCCAGTATTCCCGGCTGCAATTCTTCTACTTTAGTATTGATTTCGTTTTCGTCAATACGATTGGAGTCGCTGATCGGAGGCAGGTTACAGGCAAGGCACCTGTTTTGAAAGTCTTCGCGGCCAAGAAGAGGCTCGATGCCGTTGACAATCATAGGACGCTTGGCGTTGAAGAGGATTTCTTCGTCATCGGTATGGAGCTTACGGGTGCGAAACCCCTGCCCCGTCGCCAACTGGCACAAGGCGTCTGACTGCCACTTTGAAAGACCGGACAGGTTGTCGAAGCCAATCACATACGAGTTGCGCGCGGTGATGGCAAGGTCGCGTTCTTCCCGAACAGAGGAACCAATGAGCGGTGTAAAGTTCGGGTCGATAATCTTCTTCAAGATGCGACAGGTCGTGGACTTGGCGCTGCCTTGCTCCCCGTTAATCGCCAGCACCGGAAAGGATGCCGAGGGCGGGAACATAGCGTTTACCATCCACGCGACCATCAACATCCAGTCTTCGTCATGCCCTGCGTTAATGAGTGGCCGGAGCTTGTTGATGTCGCCGCCCCTGATCGGCAGCGGCAACTCCCAAAACCCCTTCGGCCTGCGGAAGTAAACCGGAGGGTCGTTAGTCAGTTCCCAACCATTATCACAATCAGCGCCAATTTTAACGACCGTATTATCATCGCGCGCCAGGTCGATATAAATATGACCTTCATGCCACGCCGACCGAATCCAGACTTCCTCTTTGAATCGCTCGTTGAGAGCGTAGCCTTTGAGCGTTCGCATCGCATTATCCAATGCGGAGTTGTCGATCATCTTTCCTGTTTTGTTGTAGTAAAAATAATACAGGCGATGGCCGAGCAGGGAGTCTTCCATCGGATAAACCATGTTGATGCCGTTTTGAGGAATGGTGATGTAGAAAGCATCCTCTTCGGTATAGAACGGCCTCGCTCCGGCATCCATCAGCATCCGACCCAACTGTTCGCTCTTGGCGGCTTTGGCATCAGATGAATCGCGCTGCACTTCTTCTTTCTTGGCCTCTTCCGTTGAGGGCGCGTTGTCAGACCACTCCGCCAACTTCGCAGGACTGACGCGGGAAATACCCTTGAGCGATTCGATAAACGCTTCTTTATCGAAACCGGCAAACTCATAGTAATCCGAGATGTCGCAGCCTTCCTTGCCCATCAATTCGTAAGCATGGTAAGCAAGGCCAATGGATTCGGCGCGCTCAACGGCGCGAACGGTTGCTCTGTGTCCTGTGGGGTCGTTATCAAAGGCGATGTGAATGCGGCCCACATGAGCGGCCTTGCAGTCTTCGATAATGGCCTCGATCATACGCGCCTCGCCCATCGGTGAAATCGCTTTGACGCCGATTTGATGGAGCGACCAAACGGACACTTCGCCGTTGACAATCCATAAATCCTTGTCTTTGGCCTCCTTCATAGCGGGGTGGTTGTAGCACTTGGGAATGGCCGCTGAATCGCCGGGAAGCCACCTGTATTTGATGGGCTTCTTGTTTTTTCCGTATTTTAGTCCCGCCTGTTCAGGATCGAACATCTTCTCACGGTAACGCATGGACTTACCGCTAATGGTAAAAGTAGGGTAGGCCCATGATTCTTTTCCGGCGCGAATGCCGAAATGATCCATCGTCGCTTTAGAGATGCCGCGCTCTTCCAATGTGCGGGTATCTACTTCTTTTGGTTTCTTGGCATCACTTTTAATAACAACAGAATGAGAAGATTTAGCTCCATTCAAAGCAGAACCGATGCTGCTGTTATTGAGGCCAAAAGAAGAGGTTGGGCTGGTGCCGTTTTTTGCCTTGTAGTTTTTGTATGGCTCGAAATGGTCGGGATTGATACCGGCTAATTTGGCGACTTCAACGGATGTGTATTTCTTCTGGCTTTTGCGGTCGAGCGCGTTCCCTTCCTGAAAAAGCATGAATCCATCGTCACCGGCATTAAGCTCGCCGCCTTCGGGGTTAGCGCCATGATACTCGATTTTGCCGCTGGACTTGACCGGAGACAAATTCAATAAAGCAGCGACATCGGCAACGGTGATTTCTTCAGATGGAGCAGGCGGGATAAATGTTTGAGCGACAGGCTCTCCCACGAATATCTGCTCCGGCATTGCTCCGTTGGCTGTAGACATAAATAATACTCCTCGCATATAAACAAAAAGGCGCTGCACTTAGAGGAACCGTCCAAGCCGTTCAGAAAGGGATGTGCGGCCCCAACTTGAACGGCTCCTCTAAAAGCAGCGCCTTATTGATCGCACATTTTAGCGGGTTCTGAAGCCCGAACAACAAATTATAACAAAAATAATAGCGGAGCCAATCGGCCCCGCTATTATCATTACTTCCTAAACGACCGACTTACCAAGCCACTCGGCCTTCAGCGATTTCTTTCATCAACAAAGCGCAACCGGCAGCTTTGGTGTTGAGGTCAATCAAGGCGTTGAGCGGCTTCTTCTTCATCGCAACCAACCGATTGTTGATGGCGGCGAGGGCTTCTGCATTGTCGCAGAATTTCACCGTGTCCAGCATTTCATCATCGGCCTTGTCGATCAGCAAGCGAAACGAATCGCTGAGTTCAGGAACGCCGTTCTCAGCCATACGCGCGGCTTCAGCATCAGCGGCGCTTTGACCGAAGATGTCATCTTCGTCTTCGTCGTCATCCGATTTCGACTTGGCCTTTGCTACAACGTCACCAACAGCGTCGTTGATGTTGCCTGCTTTCTTCTTGGGCGCTTCAGATTTTTCTTCAGCGACCGTTTCTTCATACGCGGCATCGAAATCAAAATCGCCTTCTTTAGACTCTTCGCTTTTAGATTCGGCTTTAGCTTTGATTTGCTTCTTAGCTTCAGCGATTTCTTCTTCAAGGGCTTTGATGGCATCTTCAGCGTCTCCGGCAGAAATGTTGTCAATGTCGCCGGTCACAATGTCTTCAAGGCCATACGTCTTGGCGACATTGATGAGATTCTTGATTTTGGCGACCTGCTGTTGAAGATGCTCGGTGTCGGCAGCGCCGCTATTCTCCGGGCGATCCTTCCAGCGCACATACGTTTCGGAAACTGTGATACGAGGAATGGATTTGAGGAGGGAGGAAACATCAACCACGTTACCGTAAATTTTACCGTCTTTAGGTTCGCTGTGATTGATCGTCACCTGGCAGTTTGCGCCAAGCAGGGAGGCGATGTTGAAGCCGCGCGGCTTTTGTTCATCAGCGGTCAATTTGCGTCCGAGCATCGCTTCAATGTCTTTGCGAAGACGCGCTTTTTCGTGGAGTGATAAGACGTAGCGGCGAGAGACCAAGAAAGGTTGACCGCCGTATTTCTCATCCGACTCCGGCACTGTTTCGGTCGTGAGCCATGAAAGCAGGATGTGCGGCTTTTCGCCTTTGCTTACGCCCTGGAACTGCACTTCGATCATGCCGAGGCTGCGAATGTCGCATACGACTGCTTGATACGCGCCTTCGGGATGGGGAATTGATTTTCCGCCTGCTCCCACTTCTGCAAAAAATTCGTCTGCTGTTTGTCCTGTAGCCATTGTCTTTTTCCTTATCGGCCTGTTCGTTCAGACCTTTTCTAATTGGGCGCTTTTCAGCGCTGTGTTCTTTTTGCCCGTAGGCTGTGTTCTGTTTGCGGCGATCACTGTTTGGTTGGCATCACCTTTCTTATGAGTGGAGTATCTTATTTACTATTCAGGAATTTGTCAAGTCCCATTATTTTACGACTTCAAAACGTTCAGGGAGTTTGAGGCAGAGAGGGCAGACCCACCCCATCTTCGCAACCACTTTGTAGCCCATCGCTTTTAATGATTCGTCCATCGTTTCGCCTTCGCGCCGGATAATGATTTCCGACTCATGGCAGTATCCTCAGCCAACAACTGTGCGATCCGCTTGGCGAAAGTTTCCGCGATCCCTCTCTTCCATCATGGCATCAGCGGTCTGATATGACAATCTTGCCAGCAACGGAGGGTCGGATATTTTATTGCCCATCAACGCGACAAGCGCTAAACCAGCGAAGTCATCACGTAACTTAACTTCTTCTTTTGTTTTTCCCATGCTTTGCAGAGCTTTGCTCATTTTATTTCTCCTTGTCATTTAATCGAGACGTGATCGCCACGCTCTAACACCGTCACGCCTGGAATGTATAAATTCGGGTTTTCTTTGAGGGCCGCTTCGATTTCTTCCCGAATCGGCATCGGCACATGGCGAACATACTCTTCGGGCAGCATGACCGGATTGATGTCCAGCGGCACCTTGCCGCCATTGCCGCGAATAGAAACGACCAGATGCTTGACCTGCACTTTGGTCGTTCCTATAAAGTCGAGCAATCGCCGGATGTTAGACTTGTTTTCAGTCTGCATCATAGCGTCGATCTTGTTGAGACCTTCAAGGCGTTTGACTTCAGCTTTGCGCGCCTCGATTCGCGCTTTCATCTCCTTGTCGAAGATCGCTGCGTAGAAAAGAGCGTCTTCCTTGCTGGCGTAACAGGCGTTGAGCAGGCGCTCGTATTCCAGCGCATTTTCTTCGGTAGACACATCGCCCTGAACTTCGTGCATGAACTCATCCAGTTCGCTAAAGGCGCGGCTGATGCCGTAGGTGCCGCTGTTGATGCGTTTTTGGGGTGGTATTTCAAACTTCTCTTTCTCTTTTTCTTTTAACATGATTCAATTCCTTTTACGGTCTTCTTAAAATTCGGTAGCGAGTGTCAGTTGCGCCCTTCTGCCAAACCATCCACGAGAAATCCATTGTCGGACTTTTACCTTTCTCCTCCTCCAAAAAGCTCGGCCTCCAGTTGAGAGGTAATACATAGGACGGCGGATTATCTTCAAATAATTCCGTTCGGCTGGAGGCGTGCCAGTATTGAGACTTTAAGAAGATAGCAAATCCATCTAAATCGAAATCAATACATTTCTCAATAAATTGAGAGGCAAGAGTAAATGGAGGGTTTGTCACAACCCAATCTCCCATTTTTACAGGATGAGTTAAAAAATTCACATCGCCTTCGCCGTAACCCCTATCAATCAGATCGGTAGAAATTACGCTATAAGAACGAGAATCAAAAACCTTGCTGATATGCCCTTCTCCGCAGGCAGGCTCCCATATCGCAACATCGAGAGGAATGTTTAAGAAGTCAATCAAAGCGATTGTCGCTTTTTCTGGAGTTGGATAAAAATCTGATTCTTTACGTTTTGTAGAACCCGCTCCGCCTATAATAGTGCTTGATTTTATTGGCGGCACTTCAAAAGAGGTCGTTTCTTTGGTCTTGTTTTCGGTTTTTAGCATGATGCTATCTCCTGTTCAATTCTATTTCTGGCTACTTCAAAGTATTTATCGTCCATCTCGATGCCGACAAACTTCCGCTTGGTGCGTATGGCTGCGGCTCCGGCGGTGCCACTGCCCATTGCGAAGTCCAGTATCTTCTCATTTTCGTTAGTGTAGGTCTTGATGAGGTATTCAAGGAGAGCAACGGGCTTTTGGGTGGGGTGGAGTCTTGGTTTAGGCCTGCGGGACGCAACTTTAATAATACTGCCAGGATTCTTTGATTCGGCATCATATTTATTTGCATCAACTTCCTCTAACTCAGCCCCCGGTTGATGGTCGGTTTTCCCTTTCTTAAAAGTGGTTCCATTATTCTGGTAAGCCTTCACAATCTTCATTCCTGATTCCATTCTCTTCATTGGCTGCTTATTAAAACAACCGCGCCCGTCATTAAAAACCGAAATGATTTCATGGTATTTCATAGGCATAAAAGCCGCTGTCGCCATTCCGGAAGGACAAGTTTTTTCCCATATCCAATCATACTTGAACCAATCTAAATTACTGATCCGCAGAACACTGCTAAAAGGCTCGGAACCAAACAAAACAATCGCCCCTTTCGGCTTAATCAAGCGCTTCAACTGCAACCACATTGGCTCAAACGGGATCACACTGTCCCATTTACAGGCCGTTGTGCTAACCGTAGGGAGGGTCACAGATAATTGCGTCAAAGCATTTATCAGGCAATGATGCCATCACTTCCAAACACTCACCGTGATGCAGTATTGCCGCGACCTTCCCTACGTTGTTTCTCACCTTCCTTGTCTCAAAAGTCATGCCTTGCAGACCGTTGGTCATTTATTATTCTCCTTTAGTAAACATCATTCTTTCGATCCTGCTTTCTATTCATGTCGTTGTTCCATCCCGGCACCGTATAAAGATAGGGTGCCAAATTCTTGGGTAAATATAACGGATGACCCGGATACCCTTCTTTGGTCACATGAAGGCAATGCAAGAGCGGGAATAAACGCACAATCTCTTTGTCGCGCCCCATGTGTCCACCATCCGCGCCCCACCCTGCCACAATCACCGGACACTGCTTTGCCATCTTAATCAGGTGCTTGTCGTTGTCGGGGCCAATGGGATCAAACTCGACCTTCATGCGCGCTGGCAGCGTAGCCCGAAACGCAAAGATGTTGCCCATGTATAAGCCGCCTGCGCCCCAGTCCATCGCAAAGTTGATGATACGGCTAATGGTCGGGTCGTTTTGGGCATGGTCTGCGGAACTGGGGTTGAGGCCAAAAAAAAGTAAAGGCGATAAATCCTCATTCCATATCCTTTTCAGCGTGTAGCGATATTTTTCGCAGGGAGAAAACTCGGCCTCGCTATACATCTCGACCATCTCCCCGTCGTGATTGAACGTCATTGTGGCTGATTTTTTCAAAACGCCTCCTCCATCAATTTCCAGTTGATGATTTCCACTTCGACTAATTTGGCATCCACCCCGACACGATCTCCTTCTAAGGAAGCTATTTGATCCTTGACTTCTTCCAACTGGTCGAAATCGGATAGCCGGAAATTTTCGTCAAAGTCGAGTATTGTGGAAGAAATGCTCTTCGCCTTTCTGTTGATATGACATTGATACGACACAAAGTATTTACGCATTATCCTCCTAAGACGACGCTGAAAAAGTATCCGAGCAGTCCGAATAGAACGCCGTAGAATACAGCTAATTGGAAGGCATCAGTGTTGAGTATGTGTTTCATTCTTCTCCTTTGGTTTATTCTTCATATAAAACCGAATCCCTTCCATCATCAATTCCTTTTCATGGAAGCCCGAAGGAGTAGAATGAAACGATTCAGGTATTTCAATCGTAATCATTCGGCGCGTCAACACATCGGGCAGATGATTGAACAAAGCGGTGATGATAAAATGGGTTTTACTGGTGTCTATCACGACTTCTTCATCGGTGTATAAGGCGCGATGATTGATGTTGCCTAAAGCAATGGCCCTTGTAATAACCTCCGACATACTCCCCGTCACTCGCGGCAAACCATCGTAGGTTAGCGTGTCGAATTGGCGCATTGCGGAAATCATTTCCGATTCTTTCCATGAGTGGAAGATAATCATTGGCTTGTTGTCGAGTATTTCATTGATGGCCGAAGCCATAATGGTTTTTCCGACTCCCTGCTGTCCTATAATAAGCAATCCTCGTGGGGCATCAGATACTCGGCCAGCACGCCTATCCAGCACCCCGTCGCAAAACAAAGCTGCTTTCTGGTAGATGTTCAACATATAAATTATCCGCCTCCGGGCCTGATGATTTTTTTAACAAGCGGCGTTTCAATGACAACCTCTTCGCCGGTCGCAACATTCTGAGCCTTAAAAATCATGCCTTCTTTATTTTCTAATGCGATGGCCGTGAGGGTGATAAGTTGTCCAAGAAGCTCCATGCTGTTGCAATGCTGCTTGGAGCCTTTGCCCGTCGATCTCGATTTGATGCTAATGACCCATTGATTAGCCGGATCGTTATCAAACTTTTCGTTCGGAACGGCCAGGACAATTAAATTCACAGTCTCGGCAGACGGCGTGACTTCTTTCAATTCCTTCAAAGAAGAAGGAGCAGTCTCTTCAGACCGCTCCTCTTTTGTGTCTTCGATGAAGAATCCTGGAGTATCTCTTTCCATGTTGATTCCTTTTTTGTTTTTATAATTGAGCGGCAACGTCTTGCTGGAGCGATTCGCGCCGCTTGGCGGTTTGCTTCATCACCTTACGGCCTTCGCCCGTCACGCTGTAATACGTCACGCCTTTGCCGCCCTGCATCGACTTGGCCTGACCACGCGCTGACTTGATGAAGCCGCGCGACTGCAAGCGAGACAGGCAAGCGTATAAAGCGCCCGTAGCGATGGGGAAGCCGATCTTATTGAGTTCTTCCTTGATCGCCACGCCATAAGCGTCTTTTTGGAGTTTGTCGGAGGCCATCATCGCCAGTTCTTCGGTCGTGTTGATGACCATGAGACTGCGGGATGGAGGCGCGATGGTTTCTTCTTTTTTATCGACGACTGGCTTTGGATCGACCGGAGCGGCCTTGATCGGCTCGGCCTTTGGCTCGGCCTTTGGCTTCGGCGCTGATACCGCTTTCTTGGCCTCGACCGGCTTCTTGGTAGCCGGAGCTTTAGCTGCGGCCTTCGCAGCGATAACTTTCTTTTCTTTGGGCGCGGCTTTCGGTTTTGCTGCGACTTTTGCTTTCTTGACTTTTTCTTGATCTGACATAATAAGTAATTCTCCTTTGGTGTTTCTTGAATGATGAATTTAATATAACGAGATGATTTTGTCAATCAAATTTTACGACGCGCTTGCTGGCGGTTGTTTGCGGCCAAAGAAAGGGCTTCCGATCCGGCCTGCGTAATGGCGAATAATGAGACGTTGCTCTTGCCGCGAATCGCCTTGATCTTGACTTTTGACTTTGAGACCAATCCCTTCTTCTCCATTCGATTGGCGGCAATATAAAACTGCCCGTCATTGGCGCTGATGCCGATGTCTTCGATCAACTCCTTGCACTCCGTCCCGGTAAGGGGGCCACGCGCCTGAAGTATCAAGAGAATGATTTCTTCGGCTGGCCCTAAAAAGTTATTTTTCATGTTGCGTTGTTGACTTTCAATCCTTTGGTGTGGCCGTCTCTATAAGAAACATAGCCATGAATGATTTTGTCTTCTTCGTCGGTTACGGTAATCAGCGTGTAACCCAAACTCTGATGGCTCGGAGATGGGTATTTCCTGATCGCTTCTTTGGCCGTTTTAATGGCCGCTGGCAACTTGTGTTTGATGATGCAATCGACCGGCGTTCTCTTATGCGGTGTCGAGCCTTTGAAGATGTGCGTGATGGTGATCGCATACATACTCATATCCTCTTCGCCACCTTTTTCCCCACCTCGTAGAAAAATACGAATACGATGATAAATAAAATGATTCCCATGCTGTGTAAACCTCCGGTTATCGTGTAACTCCTTTTACTCTTCGCCGTCTTTAGCGAAAAGATCAATTTCTCCGTTCCAAAACAGCGCGCCATCGACCGGCTTTTCATTCTTACCCGTCACTAAGCCGTGTTCCAGATCGGCATCATATAAACGCCTTCGTCTTTCTTGCGCGCTATCATGTTGCATTTGGATGATGCGCCCTGCTTTCATATAAAGAGGACTACACGCCTTGTAGCGCGCCAGTTTCGGAGCGCTGAGGTATGACCATGTATAACGCGGAAAGTCTTCAGGGTGCATGGATAATCGGTGTTGCTGGCGTGCCTTGTGCTTGGCGACGGCTGCCCTGATGTCGTCGGCTTCGGGCTTCTTGAGGCGCTTGATGCCAATGATGAATTTGATTTGACTGGCGGCAACTTTATAAGAGTGAAACCATTGCCATTGCCATTTTTGACCGCTTTTAGGTTTGAGTATTTTCACAGTTAATCCTTTGGAGGTAAATCTTCTCTATCTTTTCGGTCATCGCGCGATACTTCCAATCCATATTCAATGGATGGCAATATAAGGAGCAATGCTGCGATAAATGGTGATCCTTATACAGGTATAAGGCGCGATGTTTTGGATGATGCTCTTGAAAGTAACGATCCATCGCCGCTTGCTGACCGCGCGCCACATACTCAGCTACTTTTCTTGGCCGCAATCCATTTGCCTCCATATAAATAGAGAAGATCAATTTTCCTCCCGAATTAGGAGCGTCCAAAGAAAGCCCTGCGTTGAATTGCTCGTATTCTTTAGCCATGCGCGCCTCTTCATTGCAGAAACATTCGTGGCACACTTTGAGTAAGCGGTTCTTGCCTGGAGTTGTGATGGCGTTTTTGTGTTCGGTCGTGGCGTTGCATAGCTCACAGTTAAAGAAGTCATCATTTACATCGGGATTGACGGGAACGCCCAAACCCCGACCGCCAAATTCTTCTTCGACGATATAATGGCGCACTGTAATCATGTCCAATACTCCGAATAGCTTCTTTACGACCTTCAAGGCAAACATCACGGAGTCGCTTGTATAAAACTCATCGAAGACGTTGTTATAAGCCGTTAATTCATCTTCTGTTAATTCGATGTCGGACACGTCGCATTGTGATGGATTTTGAAGCCATTGGTCGCGCTGTTCTTGAGTTGTTTTTTGCATTTTATTCCTTTAATACTAAATTATGTTTAGCTTAATCAGCGGTCGGTCGGGCGAAACCATGCTTTAATACTCTTTTGCCTGCCGCAACACGCCAAACCTTGTTTTTTCCACTGGCCCTAACCGTTGGATGTTCGCCTTCGCTATGGCGTATGCTGGCGGGGCCGGTGACGTAATACTCAACCGGACTAAAATACTCGCGTTCTCCGATTTGAATAAAGCCTCGATTCTTGGCCGCTTCACTTCTTTCTTCTTCTCCCATCATCGCCAGTTTGTCGACAAAGCTATAAGGCTTTCCGGCTCCAGTGCCATAAGAAACAGTTTTTGGCTCCATCGGAACGATATAAGTGTTTCCGGTTGCCCAAAGCTGACCGCCTTTAAGTGCGCGAACGTGATGTGTTTCACGGATTGTTACCATATTTTCGGTAATTTCTCGCGCGTCTTCAGGAAGTTTTTTGACAGGTATAAACGCCACGTCGCCATTGCGGATAATCCCTGAAAGCTCGCGTTCTTTTACGCCCCAGATTTTACAAAGTGCCATGCGTATTCCCGCCGTAGGATCGTCGCTTGTCATTTTACCCGCCGCGCGAACGTCGCAAGGATGCGCGAATGGTTCGCCGTTTTCCACGCGGCCAATCAGGAAGTAATCTTTTTTGACTTGATTGAATCTGCGCGGATGAAAAATACACTGCCTGACTTGTATAACAGCCAATTCCTGTAATTCATCATAGGCATATAAAGCAACATTAACCGCGCTGCCTCGTTGTTTTCTGTCGCTTTCGATGCCTAATTCATAGGCTTCGCCATCTAATTCTTCAATGAGCTTTTTGACAAATTCTGGAGTGCAGCTTTCACGGATTGCGCCCCAGTCATTGCGTGTTACTACTGTCTGATTTAATGTATCCATTGTAATCTCCTTACTCCTAAATAATTTTCCCTGCGTTTCAATCGCCATAAATAAAACCGTCATCGCCTTTATAAAGGCTGATTGTCGGAAATGCGTGGGAGGCATCGGTGAGTTTTTCGGCGTTAAGGTCGCCATATACTCCGGTTTCCCGATCCCAAAATCCACTTCCATGCCCATTTCTCGTAAGAAGAAAATCATACCCTGCCTGAGCGAGTTGCCTGTCTGTAAAGCACAGTTCTAACAGATGAGCGTTATAAAACCGCGCGCAATCAATGCGCGCTGATTCGATGAAAGATTCGGCAATCTCGGCGTCATCCCACTCTTCGCTTTCGTCATCTTCTGCCCACATCGCACATTCCATATAAGCGTCATAAAAGACTTCAAAGGAGTGTTCAGTTTTCTCCAGCAAAGCCTTGATAGCATATAAGGACGCCAACTCTTTGCCGTCTAACGTGTCCATATAAAGGCGTTCGGCTTCGGCTTCGGCTTCGATGACTTCGCTCCAGTATTGCGGCGGCGGTCGCCATGATTCATTCATCACAAACTCTTGGCGCAATTCTTCCAACTCTTCGATTCGATCCTGCAATTCGTTTTTTGTCATGTTGTTACCTTGTAAATTAGATTAGCTGCGCTTAAAGCGGAGCTTATTTTGATTGACTTTGTAGCGGCCAAAAGGAAGTGTCTTACTTCCAGTTATAATACTGCTTGCGCTTGAAATTTCCCGCTTTTCGTCGCAGCAGTCGCAAATGTTCAGCGATGCTGAGTTTCTTCTTACTTGTCTTGTAAGGATTGATCTTGCCGTCATTCTTGCGCTCCAATTCCTCGCCAGCAATTCGTGTTTTCTTGTTTGCCATACTTTGTAAACCTCCAAGACTTTTGGAACCACCTGCGGCCTATCACTTCGATTTTATAAGGAACCGTTACGCCGTCAATCGTTTTAGGTGATAACTCTTCGATTATCTTTAATCGTGCTGCTTCATAATCAAAGCCAATAGTAATCCCCATATTCAATACTTCAGGAGTTTTGTTAAGACGCGATAACTTCAAAATTCCTACAATTTCTTGTTGTGTTTTAATGTCCATTGTTTTACTTTCCTATAGGTTTATAAACCTGCCTTGCGGCTAAATAAGTTTGTTGTGACGCTTTACCATTCCGAATCTAATACGACGCTACCACTTTCCAACATTCGATCAATCTCGGATATAACACAATAACCGCGCCATCCATAAACTTCCTCGCATGATATAAGCTCGCCGTTATCGTCACGATCCGCAGTCATTGTATAAATGGTGCAATCGGTTAGTGCGCCAACTTCCTCAGGTCTTACAGTTTCAAGCGAAGAGTTTGCCCAATGTTCTTCTAATAGCGACCAAAGAAGATTATCATCATTTTGCCACATTGACGGGTGCCGTTTATAAGTCGCTTTTTCCTCAGCGATGTATCGGCGTCCTTTTCCTTTCAATACAATAATCATGCGTTGCTTATTGTAGAGAATTGTGGTGAGCTTGCCGCGCATTATTGTATAATCGGCGTTTTGTGTTGGATTCTTTTCTTTGTGCATTTTGTTACTTCCTATTGCCTAAAGGCACGCCTAAAGGCTAAATTAGATTTTGAGTTCTAACACTCACTGCAACGGCGCGCCATTATAAGCAATGGCGCGCCGCTGAGTGTGAAAGTTAGGTATAAGGCGATTAATCTTCTAATGCTATGCAAGCGCATAAAGGAATAGGATAATTACATCCTTTGCACTTTTCGACTTTTGCTTTATGACGCCGATTATAGCGCGTCTTTGCCTTATAAGACGATTGATTATCGCCTTTCCAATTATCCGCATTGATGCCGCCATATTCGCGCCGCGCGATATAATTTTGCAGCTTCGCACTTTTGGAGCTATGATCCGGCGCGCCATATTTTTGATTGATGACGGTATAACCGGCCTTTTCTAATTGGCAAACTACTTCCATAGCAATATCGCGCATTGATTCTTTGATATAAGAATCGCGGCAATCTTCAAAAGTATCAGACTCATAAACGTCTTCTGATTCAAAGCCCCAACATGAATGGCTATAAGTTTCGCCGTCTTCATCTTCATAATCGCACACGATGCCAAAACATGAGACGCGATCCGTATAAACTTTTTTGATATAAGCGATAGTTGTTTGGATGTTGGCGGCTATGTTTTCCGCTTGCACTTGCTTGCTCGCGCCCTTATTCCAACCATTGCCCCAATCATCTTTTTTGGCCTTGTCTTTGTCTATAAGGATAATGGAATATTCGCGCCAACCATCACGCCAAAAATATCCGCGCGCGTCTTCTAATGATTCGCGCAAACTTTCGTTATAAGAGTATGAATACTCTTCTTTAGTTGCCGCAAACTTATCGGCGCTGATAACTTCATGTTCATACCCATCATAATCAAACCACTTATAATCCTCATCATGCTCCAGCTTGACATTGGCTAAAATGTCTTTGAAGTCAATTATTGCATTGACTTCTTTGGTAATGATCAGCTTGTCTTCTTTGCGTTCCGTTGTTGTGTTCATTGTCTTACTTCCTATAAGTAAAATTTTTGTGTCTTACTTCTTACTTCTTACAACTTGCGACCAAAAGAAAAGGCGCGCCTATAACTGCGACAGCGGCGCGCCAATAACTGCGACAGCGGCGCGCCTATAACTGCGACAGCGGCGCGCCAATAACTGCGACAGCGGCGCGCCAATAACTGCGACAGCGGCGCGCCTATAACTGCGACAGCGGCGCGCCAATAACTGCGACAGCGGCGCGCCTATAACTGCGACAGCGGCGCGCCTATAACTGCGACAGCGGCGCGCCAATAACTGCGACAGCGGCGCGCCAATAACTGCGACAGCGGCGCGCCAATAACTGCGACAGCGGCGCGCCTATATAACTTCCTTTAGCTTGCGAGATAATAATACTCTTGACCTTTATAAGTGATTGACGAATAATCATGCAGCAACTCTTTTGCGGCATACTCCCAATCAATACAATAAAAAGGCCATTGATTAGAGTTTGGCATCCCGCAAGTATCTTCCGCTAATTCCTGAGCATACTCTTCAAAGTCATCTTCTAAAATCAATGTGACGCCGTGTATAAACTCACTGCCAATCTCTTCAGCGATTGATTCTAATTCCTTTAACTCTTCGCCGTCTTTGCTGCTATTCCAGGCCGTTAAAAAGTCTTCGCACTCTTCGCACTCTTCGCAACTATCGCACTCTTCGCGCTCGTCATTCAAGGCATCTTCGCGCAAACTTTCTAACTCTTCGATCCGTTCTTTTAATTCTCTTGTGTCAATTCGTGCGTCCATTGATTTTACTTCCTATAAATAAGATTTGAGTTGTAAGCGATTAGCTAACACTCACGGCAACGGCGCGCCAATATCATATAAAGGCGCGCCGCTGAGTGTGAAAGTTAGTTTATGGCCTATGGCCTGTAAAGCATAAAACGATTCGCGCTATAGTGACTTTGCGCGCTGATATTAAAATGGTTTAGCTTGCTAAGTTTGGCGCGCTATCCATTGATTCGACTAATGATTCAATGTCTACCCAGTAATCAGTGCCGTTTTGATTCTCAAAGTAAACATTTTCGGATTCCATAGCGGCCAAAAGAAGAGAATAGACTTCGCTATCTTCTTTTTGGTTAAGTTCCTCTTCGCGCTCAGGAAACTTTTTGACAAGCGCGCTAATAAAATCTTCTTTTATATAGCCATTAGTGAAACTTTCATATTGCCATTTTAATTCTAATTCGCTATGCAAATCTTCATCACATAATGGGTAATCGCACAACTTTTGAAGCAATTCGATCAATTCGTTAGACTCTTCAGTATTGGCGGTTAAAAAATCAATACCGATATAAACCGATTCACCGCCATAGCTCCAATTTTCAATCAGAATTGATTCATTATCAGCATAATCACGCTTGAAAAATTCCACGTTTGCGGCTTGCACACTGCCGTTATGGTAGTCTGAGAATGAGAGAATGTCTAACGCGATATAATCGCCAGCTTGCAATTCGTTTGCACTTTCCACGCGATCATACTTTGAATAAAGGCCTTCGCGCATAATGTCACACTTTAAGGCCGTTTTACCTGTTACCAATTCCGTTAAAAAATTGGCGTGCTCTGTTGTGAGTTGACTAAACATTTTTTGCATTTTTCTTACTTCCTGTAAATTAGATTTAAGTGTTAGCTAACACTCACGGCAGCGGCGCGCCAATAATAAGTAAAGGCGCGCCGCTGAATGTGAAAGTTAGGAGTAAACTAATTGATCCAGTTCTTTTTGTGGCACTTTGCGCGCAAACTCATAACCGGCTTTTTTAATGTGTCGCGTTGTGGTAGCACTCCATTTTTCACAAGTTTGGACGAAATCGCCATTTGAAAGTTGCGCCGCTACTGGAGTCTCATAAGAAAACAACACTGTTACGGCAGTTGGCGCGCCTTTGGGCGTATACGTCAACTCGGTGCAGTTTGGAGCAATTTGTTTAATTCGCATTTTTTTTACTTCCTGTAAATTAGATTTTACGACTAAAGGCGCGCCGCTAATCGCAAACGGTTAAAATTCTAAAATCAATTCGCGCCGGTTTCACTTCTCTTTTCTAATCTGTTATTTTATTTATTTATTCCTTTTTGAATTGTGAGTCCAAAAAGGAGCGCGCCCACTGTAGCGATTAGGTTAGAAAACTAATCGCACGCGCTCATGTTTGCTGATAATCAATCTTTGTGATTATGTTTGGTTCGGACGCCTTACGGCGCGCTACCATGTCATTATCAGCACTCATGCCACGTTATTATGATTCGTAAACTTTGCATTAAAGAAGTGATATAGAATAACGCTAAACTTTTGGAATTTTGGCGCGTTAGTTTAGGTTTAATCCATATTATCACGCGTTATTATTCACTGTTAAAAGTCGCATTTTCGCACACTGGGACAAACTTTAGTTTGTATGCTTTATTGCTATTTTTACGAATCGAATTATCAAGGATCAAACTTTCAAAAAGTATTTTTACGGATAACAGTTTGCTTTATTAGTATCACGGCGCGAATTTTCGCGTTTATCCGCTAACATTGCCCCTACACTGCGATCCTAACACTTTATGAAGTTGTGTTTTACGACTTGAGATAATGAGAAATTGAAAAGATTTTAGCGTTCGCAAGTTTAGAGATAATACAGATTATAGGCGCATTGCCAACTGCGTTATTCATTCGTGCTAATGACTTTATGTGACTTCTTTTCGTTATTCTCTTTTCTCTTTGGTGCAATGTCAGTTCCGAAAATTTCTTTTCTCGACTGCGATGAATCTATTCTATCAGCTATCCGCTTGTGTGTCAACTGTTAGAGAAGATTTATTTTTCTGATTAGATATTGCCCTGAGGCGTGCTCAACTTCGCTTCTTTCTAATCAGATGAATCTATTCTATCAGCTATCCGCTTGCGTGTCAACTGTTAGAGAAGATTTATTTTATTTCTTTTTTTTGGCGCGCGTGCTGATGCTCCAGTGCTGATGACGTGGCGCGCGTGCTGCTGACCATGAGCGCGCGTGCTGATGACCGAGCAGCGCGCGTGCTGATGACCGAGCAGCGCGCGTGCTGATGACCGAGCAGCGCGCGTGCTGATGACCGAGCAGCGCGCGTGCTGATGACCGAGCAGCGCGCGTTATTCCTTTATATCATGCGACCAAAAAGAAGAGAATTGTGCTTTTTTGCAGCATTTTTTAGCATTTTTCGCGCTTTTCTTTTTTGTGCCGGATTTTGTGCCGCATTTTTCCAAAAAGTGCCGCTTGTGCCAGATTATTTTTTGGGAGTGCCGGATTTTGGTGGGTTGAGTGACTTATTATCAAGGAAGTTGAGTAAAAATAATCCGGCACTTTTTCGAAAAATGCGGCACAAAGTGCCGGATTCAATGACACGTGCTTTATACTATGTAAATACAAAGTGCCGCTTTTGACGGATTTTTTTCTTTGATTAAGAGTGCAAAGAAAACAGAAAACACATTAAAATCTTTTTGCTTTTTTATTCACACTACAAAGTGCACTTTGATGCGTCACAAGCGGCACTTTCTCATTTTAATCCTACTTTGCACGACAATACGCCATTTTTCTATCATAATACAAATTATATTACTTAATGTCTTATTGACTCCCTCCCTCCCGTCTTTTTTGTTGACCCCACCCCGATCCACAGGCGTGGGCAGGTGCGTAAATATACCGAGGTAACTCCCGAAAAGTTTTCAATATCTAAACAAAAAAGGAAGAAATAAGCTCGATTCACAACGAAAACCACTTCTTTCTGGTCACGCCCCAATCGAGTTACGACTGAGCCAATAAACATCCACCACAAGCCGCCTCCGAGCCTCCAACGCGCCCTGGGCCACGACCGAGCCACTATCGCCCTGCCGATCTACAGCCTCCAACCACTCATAGCATTGAATTTGACACTACGAATTTTCCATGTTACAATCCGTTCTTATGAACAACTTCCTCGCCTTTGCCCTCGGCTCCATCATCACCTGCTTCCTTATGCTCGTTCCGGTATGGGTTGATTCAATCAAGCGGCAGAAAATCATCGCCGCCGTCACCGACACCTTCATCCCTCTGCGAAACCTGCTCGTGCAGTCCGAGTCGCACCTCTTCCTCATCCGCCAAAAGCAGATCGAGGACTTGTCCAGCCTCACCGAGCAGGACGGCCTCATCGACCGCTTGGAACAAAAACACGAGCGCATCCAGCAGGACGAACATTACTTTACGACCGTCGAAGAAGCTCACCGCGCCGTAGAACGGCTCAAAGAACTCGTCCATCAAGACGAAAACCACCTTCTTTGGCCGCTCGACTAACAGGAGAAAATAATTATGATACAAGCAACAAACGACGTAAAACGATTCATGGTGGAAATGGGGCAGAATGTGCGTCTTGTGCCGGATGCCGACATTCCCGCAGTGGAAATGCAACTGCGCTATGATTTAATTGCCGAGGAAGTCAATCAGGAGCTTCTTGAAGCCATCGCCAACCGCAACCTCGCCTCCATCGCTGACGGCTGCGCTGACGCCATCTACGTCATTATCGGCACCGCCCTCGCCTTTGGCATTGACCTGTCGCCCATCTGGAACGAGGTGCAGCGCGCCAACATGGACAAGCTGCATGGCCCCATCCGCGAGGACGGCAAGCGGCTCAAGCCCGAAGGGTGGCGCGCTCCCGACATTAAGGGGTTGATTGAAGAGCAAGAAAGCCCTGATTACACCGCCTTACAAGAAGAGCGATACTTTATCGGTAGCGATGATTCGGGACATAATTACATCGTCCCCACATCGAAATACCGTGAATGGTCTGCGTGGCGCGAAATCTCCGAAGACAATGAAGAATCGTGGGATGCCCCAGGATGGGCCGAGCGCATTGAAGGCGGATTCACGTTCACCAATCCTGTTGTAGAATCATTACCAAGCCGCAGAAAACAAAGGAGAAATAACATGGATACAAAGCTATTCAAAAAGTTGGCCGAGAACGCTCGTAAAATCGATTGGGACGAGACTGCCTTGCTCGACAAGCGCGAGGTCGCCGTCAAGGACGTTGACCTCAATGGTAAAGTCGATGTCGGGACTGTGATTGGCGCGGTGACAGGCAAGCCGGTCAGCCCTATGAGCGCGACCGTGACTTTCATCGACGGCGGTCAGGAGCGCACCGTTCACGGCACCTTTTGGCCTCGTGACTTTCGCCCCGAATCGGTCAATCTCGATGGCGCGGGCAAAGAAAACGGCAAAGTCTCTCTCGCTGGCAGCTTTGCTTTCACCGAAGTTGATTTACGCCTGCGCTTTCGGTGGAGCGACCCCGGCAACGCCTTCGTGCATGAGTTTCTCGTAGAGGGAGAAGTCTCTATCGGGAATTTCCTCTAAAGAACATTATGGATATTCAAGATACTTTGAAAGAGCGTGGCAAGAAATACGGTAGCTTCCAAGAACACGCGCGTATTTCCCAAAACCTCAAGAGCGCGATGCACGACAGCCCAAATTGGGATGCTTTACCGCCTCATACCAAAGAAGCGTTTGAAATGGTTCAGCACAAGATCGCCAGGGCATTGAATGGCGATCCCGGATATTCCGACAACCCACGCGACATGGCCGGATATTCACAACTACTCACTGAAATACTGGAAGCCGCAGAAACAGAGCTTCCTCAACCATGAGCCTTGCTCTACGAAGTAAAGGAGAAATAATCAAATGGCAGAAAACAAAAACGTCACCGTCCAGGTCGACACCACCCCGTCTAAAGCAGGCAGCAAGACAAGCACCTTCCTGCTTTACCTCATCAGCCTCGCCGTCACTTCGGTCTTGCCGTTCGCGCTGATCGCCGCCGAGAACTACTATAAGGCCATCCCGGAGAACTCCTGGGTCGCCATCCTCATGTCGGGCCTCATTCCGATTGGCTACGGCATCCAGCGCCTCATGGCGACCGGCAAAGAGCGCGACACCATTGCGCGCGTGGCCGAAGCGCAGGCCACTATCGAAGTCAGTCAGGCCGGTAGCTCCAGCATCCTTAAAAATGCCGGACTGGAACTTCTTCTTGGTCTCATCAAAGAAAAAGCAGGCGAGAAGATCGGATTGGACGAAGATGAGCGAAAGGAGGCTGATCCGGTTGTTAATGCAGAAGATTACGGAATGGACGATGCACCTAACGTAGCCCCTGAACCGACCAATCGAACCAACATCACTGATGAAAATCTAAGTGCCTTTATCGGTAAGAACATGGGTCTGCTCGACCTTGCCGCTAAAAAGGAAGTGGCGCAACTAATTACGCAAAAACTCAGCTAATGAATAAGGCTTACACTCAACGAGTGCCGACTCCTCATCGCAAAAGCATGAATACCGGCTTGAGCGCCTGTAAGGTCAGCACTCTCAAAGCAATCTTCGGCCCGTTCCCCGACCTGCCGGTGAATTGCAGCAGCGCCCCGAAAAACAAGAAGGTCGCCGCTTTGACCGAGACTCGTAACGTCATGCCTCCGGGCGCGAAGGCGATGAGGGTGACGGCGATTAAGCCTTTCCTGGACGCTTTGGAGCGCGTGTTCAAAAAAGTTTACAAAGACCACCCTGCGCTTTGCGATTTAATTAAGAGTCAAGGCGGTCTTTGCTACCGAGCGGTGCGCGGGAGTAGCAGCCCAAGTAATCACGCAGCCGGAACTGCGATTGATTTGGAGATCGGCGGATACTTGCCCCCGATGGATTACAGCCCGGAGACGCCTGACCCGATCCCGATAGGCTTCGTCATCCTCTACGGCTATATGCACGCTGAAGGAATCTACTGGTCGGCTGGATATGCCGGAAGTCGTGTTGACTCAATGCACTGGGAAGCGGCTGACGAAACTTTGCGCGAATGGGCAAAGGACGGATTGCTCGACCCGAATTACGCCCCGCCAAAAAAATCCGCCGCCAAAAAAGAACCGATACTGATTCTTAACGGCAAGGAAGTTGAAGGAGCGTATCTGACGCCTGCCAGCAATGGGTTGAAGGATTGGAACGCGACCGAAGGCGCGCTGGCTGTCATTCTGGGCTTTACAACTCAGTATCCGAACCGGATGGTCGATGTGTCGGACTGTTACGAAAGTCACGGCTGGAAGCTGCAAAAATATACAGGTCGTCTCGAAGCAAGAAATCGGGTTGACATCCGCGTAGTGCGCGCGTAA